TCCGCTAAGTCTTTCGGACATAAACAAAAAGACCGAGACTGTTGTCGTCCCTGCGCCCTCTTGGCGAAATCCCTAGGTTCGCCAGGGGAGGTCGGGACAGGACAACAGTGAGTCTTATATGTAGACTCTGAGTCTAAGGGGAATTTCGCCGATTTCGGAACCCGCAAATTTGACGCCATCGCCACTGCCGCGTTAAGGCAATGCGGCATGACCTTCTGGTCGGTCGCGCAAATCTACATCAATCGCGAGTCATACGTTGCGAGGCGCATCACCGATGCCGGCTTTGAGGTCTTCGCGCCCAAAACCCGCATCCGCGTCAAAGGCACATTTCGGGTCGTCGCCTTGTTCCCCGGCTACGCTTTCGTTCGCATCGTCGATCGCTGGCGCGCGGTCGCCAAAACGCCAGGCGTGCTCGGCCTGATCATGGCCGGCGACCATCCAGCCTGCTGCCCGGACGCCGAAATCGAGAAAATCAAGGGCGCAACCATGCGCAACGGGCTGGTACGACTACCGAAACCACCGAAGTCGAGGGCGTTCAAGCCCGGCCAGAACGTGCGGATTAGCTCGGGATCGTTCTGCGGCTTCAACGCGATCTACCAGGGCATGAGCCCCCGCGACCGCGAAATCGTCCTGCTCGAGATGTTCGGCCGCGAGACCCGCATCGAGCTCGGCGCCGGCGATCTCATCCAACCCGCAGACCTAGCTATTGCAGTGCGCATCAATCCAAGCTACTAGTCGCAACCGATGGAACTTTGATTGATCGCGACTTTGCGTGCATTGGTTGCTACGCATTGTTGTTGGTTTCCACTCATCGCATCTATTGAGGGCCGAAATTCACGTCCCTCGACCGCGCGGCGCGCGTTTCCAAATAAACCCCGAATTCCTGTTTCACGTGAAACGCCCACAAATGGCCGCTGGTGCGTTTTGCGCCAAGCCGCTAGGTGGGTGGCGGCCAGCGCAAACCAATGCATGGGCGCGCCTGTGGCTTTGAAGCCGGGGTAGCCTGTGTGCCGGATAGGTGATCACGTGAAGCGCGGCCCGAGTAAAATAACCAAGGAAACGAAGGCGCAGCCGGCCGAGCACGTTGAGACCCGGCCGCTAACCGCTATCACGCCGTATCCGCAGAACGCGCGCACCCACACCGACCAGCAGATCGAACTGCTCGCCAACCTCATGCTGCGCTACGGCGTCGACCAGCCGATCGTGGTTGACGAGGCCGGCGTCATCCTCAAGGGCCACGGCCGGCGGCTGGCGGCCATCAAGGCCGGCTTCAAGACGTTCCCGGTGGTGGTGCAGCGTGGTTTGTCCGATGACGACAAGCGCGCGCTGCGCATTGCCGACAACCAGGTCGCGTTGCTGGCCGGGTGGGATCAGCGATTGATGCAGCTGGAGCTCGGCGAGTTGAAGCTTGCCGGGTTCGACCTGCCGCTGCTCGGGTTCGGCGACGCCGAGTTGGCGTCGTTCCTCGATGCTAATCCGGGGCTGACCGATCCCGACGAGGTGCCCGAGGCGCCCGCGCCCGCGGTCGCGGTAAGCAGGCCGGGCGATGTGTGGCTGCTCGGCCGGCATCGGCTGGCCTGCGGCGACGCGCTATCCGAAACCGATGTGAAGCGGCTGCTCGATGGGGCGCAGATTCACCTCGCGAACTGCGATCCGCCCTATGGAATCAGCATTGTCAAAGCTACCGCCGACGGCGGTAGCAAGCCTTTTGGTTCGATCGGTGGAGTTCGGAACTCCACCGATCGAAAGCACATCGGGAATTACGACCGAGGCCGTGGACACGGCCTCGGCCAGTCTGGATTTGGCCGCGTTCCCGTGAACGCGGCCAAGGCAATAATTCCGACCGGCGTCTATGCTGAAGTCATCGGCGATGACAGCACGGACACGGCCATCGCCGCCTATAAAATGTTGATCAATCTTGCTGTCGAGACGATCGTGCTATGGGGCGGCAATTATTACGCCAACGCGCTTCCACCGTCGCGGTGCTGGTTCGCATGGGACAAAGAAGTGTCCGGAAATTTTGCCGACATGGAGTTGGCTTGGACAAATTGCGATCAGGTAGCGCGACTATTTCGGCATCAGTGGAACGGTTTAATGAAAGCCTCAGAGCGCGGGGAGCGCCGCGTGCATCCAACGCAGAAGCCGGTCGCATTGGCTGAATGGGTAATCAACACAGCCGCGCCGAAGGCTCAAACAGTGCTCGATCTTTTTATAGGCAGCGGTTCGACGTTGATCGCATCTGAACGACAAAATCGCCAGCATTTCGGTATGGAAATGGCGCCGGCCTATGTCGACGTTGCGGTGCTGCGCTGGCAGAACTTCACTGGCGAGCAGGCGACGCTCGATGGAGGCCACGGCCAAACCTTCGCGCAGGTCGCGGCCGAGCGGACGGGCCAGCGCGAGCAGCAACCCGCAGAGGCCGCAGTACCGGCATGACGACGCCCCCCGATAAGCCATTTAACTTCGCCGACATTTCCAAATCCCCTGAGCCGTACAAACGCAAGTCGCGGGCAAAGAACCCGGACTATCCCAGCAAGGGCGGCCGGCCGCACGGCGCGCTGAATAAGCGAACCATCGCGGCGATCGAGAAAGCCAAGGCGAACGCGCCGGTCGTGCAGAAACTGTCGCTGACGAGTCTGCGCGAGACCGCGCGCTATCTCGGCTCGGCGATGGCGCTCAAGCAGCCGTGGGAACCGGACGGCTCGCCGCGCCCTGGCGGCGACTACAAAGTATTCATGGATCTTGCCGTGCTGCAGCTGCGATACCTCGAGGCGATCACGCCGTACGAGGCGCCGCGACTGGCGGCGATCGCGATGGTGCCGCAGGGCGAGCGGCAGCGCACGATCGTGAACGTCACGATCCTCGACGAGCGCGGCGGCAAGGTGTTTAGCGACGAGACGATCGACGGCGAGGCGACGGCGATCGAGGATCAGCGTCCTGGTGATGAAGAAAAAGTGGCGTGATGCTCGACCGAGTACCGCGCGAGATCATCTATCGGCGGCCGCCGCTCTACGAGAAGCAGCGCGCGGCCATGTTCGATCCAACGCGCATCTCGCTGATTGAGGCCAGCACCAAGAGCGGCAAGACGGTCTCGGGTATCATCTGGCTTTACGAGAAGGCGCTGCAGGGCACGGCGGGACAAAACTTCTGGTGGGTTGCTCCGGTTTCTATACAGGCGCGCATTGCGTTTAATCGCATGCGGCAGAACTTCCTCGATCAGGACGGGCGATCGGTATTCATGGTCAACGTGGCTGATCATACGCTCACCAACGAGCGCGGTGCGGTGATTGCGTTTCGTTCAGGTGATCATCCTGACACGCTCTACGGCGAGGACGTCCACGCCGCGGTGATTGACGAGGCGTCGCGCTTCAAGGAGGAAAGCTGGCACGCGATTCGGTCGACCTTGACGGCGACGCGCGGGCCGATCCGGATCATCGGCAACGTCAAAGGCCGCAGGAATTGGTTCTACAAGCTGGCACGCACAGCTGAAGCCGGCTTTCCCAATCTCGCGTATCACAAGCTCACCGCCTATGATGCGGTGGAAGCGGGTGTGTTGGCTGACGCAGAGATCGAGTCGGCGAAGTCGATGCTGCCGGACCATGTGTTCCGCGAGCTCTACCTCGCCGAGCCGAGCGACGACGAAGGCAATCCGTTTGGTGCCGAGCATATTCGCGCCTGCATCGCGCCGCTGTCCGGCAAGCCGGCGGTAGCGTGGGGTTGGGATCTGGCGCGCAAGCAGGACTGGACGGTGGGCATCGGGCTTGATGCCGAGGGCTGCGTCGCCATTGCGCTGCGGTTTCAGAAACCGTGGTCGGAACAAGTCAAGATCATCAAGAAGTTCGTCGGCAGGACGCCGGCGTTGATCGACGAGACCGGCGTCGGCGACCCGATCGTTGAGGCGATCAAGCGCCCAGATCACGGCGAACGCGGAAACGGCGCGGAGATCTACCAACTGTCATGCCCGCGGCTCGAGGGATTTCGGTTCACCAGCGCATCCAAGCAGATGCTGATGGAAGGTCTGGCGCTGGCGATCCACGAACGCAAGGTGCGCTTTCCGCAAGGGCCAATCAGCATCGAGTTGGATAACTTCGAATATGAATTCACGCGGCTTGGTGTTCGATATTCGGCGCCTCCCGGTATGCATGACGACTGCGTTTGCGCGCTCGCGCTGGCGTGGGCGTGCTTCGAGCGCAAGAAGCGCGGATACAATCTCGACGCCATGGCCAGCTGAGGATCGCACCTGATGGGCGTCGTCACAAAACTGCGCGACGGGATGCAGAATCTGCTCGCCGGCCTCGGCGTGCCGGGCCGCGACAAGTTTGCCTCGCAGACCTACATCTTCAATCCGATGTCGCTGGCTGAGTGCGAGATCGCCTATCGCGGCGACTGGATCGCGCGCAAGTGCGTCGATATTCCGGCCTTTGACATGACGCGGGAATGGCGGGCGTGGCAGGCCGATCAGGATCAGATCACCAAGCTCGAGATGTGCGAGCGAGGCCTGTTCGTCCAGATGAAGGTCCAGCAGGCGCTTGTCAAAGCACGGCTGTACGGCGGCTCGGTTATTGTCATTGGTGTCGAATCCGGCAATCCAGAAGAGGAACTCGATCCTGAGTCGGTCGGCGAGGGCGATCTCAAGTTCCTGCATGTGGTCCCGTGGCACTATTTGTCGATGGGAGATATTGTCTGGGACGTGACGTCGCCGTACTGGGGACAGCCGAGCTGGTATCAGTTGCAGGCGACCGCACCGCGTTTTGGCGGGATGAATACGGCAAGCGCCCGCGCTGCATCGTTCGAGAAAAATCCAGGCTCGCAAGTACAACTGCATCCCTCGCGGGTCGTGCGCTTCGTCGGACTGCCGCCGCCGGACATCCTGCGGTCGTCGACCATGTCATTCGGCGACAGCGTCCTGCAGCCGATCAACGACACGATTAAAGCCTGTGGAATGATAGCTGGCTCGTTGGCGACGCTGATCTCGGAGATGAAGCTCGACGTCGTCAAGGTGCCGAACCTGAGCGAGGAGTTGTCGACGCAAACCGGGACCGACAAGATTATCAGTCGGTTCAGCAACGCGAACGTCGCCAAGTCGATCATCAACACCATTCTGCTCGACTCGAGCGAGGAGTGGCAGCGCATCGGGACCAATTTGGCCGGAGCGGAGGCGTTGCTCACGGCGTATCTGCAGATTGCGTCGGGTGCCGCGGATATTCCGGCCTCGCGGTTTCTGGGTCTTCCGCACCGCGGCCTCAACACGACCGGCGAGGCGGATTTTCGGAATTACTACGATCGCCTGGCGAGCGAGCAGTCGGTGAACCTGACCCCGGCGCTGAACATTCTCGACGAGGTGCTGATTCGTTCGTCGCTGGGCAACCGGCCGGACGAAATCTATTACGAGTGGAATTCGCTGTGGCAGCAGACCGACAGCGAGAAGGCCGATCTCGCTCTCAAGAAGGCGCAGGCGTACAAGGTAGACGTGGATGCGGGCCAGATCCCGCTGACCGCTCTGGCGCACGCGCGCATCAATCAATTGATCGAGGACGGGTTCTATCCTGGGCTCGAGCAGGCGCTCGAGGACGCGGCGTCCGAGGGCGATACGGTCGAGGAGCAGAACGCGCCGCAGCCCGAGCCGACTGGGACGGTGTTGGTGGCGGGTGCGCATCTGCCGCCGCCCGATCCGAATGCGCCGCCGGCTGATCCCAACGCTGCCTTACTGCCGCCGCCGATGCCGGCACCGAACGCTTGAGCAACAACTACCTTCAACCAACGGAGAATAAACCTATGAAGAGAGTTTTGGCTACGACCGCCATCCTGGCGGCGCTCACTCTGCCGGCTGCGGCCACCGTTCTAGACTGGAACTTCCAGGACCATCTCGGCGTGCTGGGCAACACCCAGACCTTCACTGCGGGTGGGGACAACCTCACTGCGCGAGGGTTCACGTCCAGCGATGCTGGGACTGCCCTGTTCGGCAAGAACGGTGGCGGCGACGAGAACGGCCTCGGCCTCAACAACGATGCGTCAGGCGATCACGAGATCACCGGCGGTAACTTCGTCCAGCTCAACCTGGACGGCATCAAGAACCTGCTGGACCCCAACAGCATCATGGTCCAGATGGGGTCGACCACCCAGAACGAAGGCTGGCAGATATTTGGCAGCAATGACGACCATCCGTTCCAGTTCACCCTGCTCGCGTCCTCCACCGATCCCGGTGGCCAGGAGGGCTTCCACAGCCTGGCCGGTGGCTACGACAACTACAACTTCTTCTACAGCGGTCTTGGCGTCAACCTATGCGGCTCCGGCTGCAACGCCAACGTGCTCCTGACCAACTTCGACGCCACCTTGGCGGCCACCACCCCGCTCCCGGCGAGCTTGCCGTTCTTCGCCGCCGGCTTGCTGGGCTTGGCCGGGCTGACGCGGTCGCTGCGCCGGCAGTGCCGAGGCGATGCCACGGCATCAGCATAGGAAGCGGCGGCACGAGGTTCATGCCTACTGGCGTGTAATTCGTAATAAGGACGGCAGCGTCAAAAAGCGTATTCGAGTTGATAGCTACAAGCGCGGAAACGCAAACCTGAGGCCTAAAGCGAAATAGAGTCCCGCCCCGCTGATCCATCCATCAATGCTCAGTAGGCAGGAAGGCCCACCGGGAGCATCCCTGTGTACCATCACCATGTCTCTCCGGTGGGCCACCAAATTTGATGCAGAGGTAACACGATGACCTTGCAGGTTCTAAACGGCCCTTTCATACAAGCTGGCGAGTCGTTGTCGGACGCCGTCGACTGCAGCCCCGGCGAATTGGTGCGCCTCACCATGCCGGGTGCTTGGTCGGAGGCAGCACCGTTGACGTTTCAGATCAGCACGGACGGCGTGTTCTACAACGATCTATTCACGCTCGACGGCTACGAGGTCACGCTGCCGGCCGTGGTGCCGGGCGCGGCGGTGCTCGTTTCGCATGATGTCGGGCGGGCAATCGCCTTCATCAAGTTTCGGTCGGGCACACGAGCCGCCCCAATGCCGCAGCAGGATTTGCGCGAGTTCGCGGTGGCGATCGATGTACCCGATGCTGCGGGAGGCGCCGCTCGGTGAGCGATCCCACCGGCACGGCGGGCCTGCGCCGGTCATTCCTGGCCGAAGGCAATCGCCGCCTGGCGCGGGTGCGCTCGCTGACGCATACGATGCTGGTCGAGTACGATGTGATGGCGGCGCGCGGCGATCCGCTAGCACAGTTGTTGCCGCATCCGGGTAATCGGCTGGCGGCGTTCATGCAATGGTTCGAGCAGACGGTTAACGCGCAGTTGCTCGGGGGCCGATGGTGGGAGCGGTTCCTCGAGCGCGCCTATCGCTCTGGATTTGAAGCGGGCAGTGCGCTGACACACACGCCTCCCGGTGCCGCGCCACTGCCGGCGGTGTTCCGCGAGCTCGCCGGTCGCGAGTTCGCGGGCATCGCGGCGGCCTTGGTGCAGCAGGTGACTCGGCAGGCTGCAGGTGCCGCGCTCGGTCGGCGCAAGCCGCAGCCGATGTACCGGCGGGTGCTCCCGGTGTTGCGCAAGGTCGGTGACGCACGCGTGCGCTTGGCCACCAACACCTTGACGGTCAAACTGCATAACTCCGGCCGGTTGGCGCAATTTCGTGCCGCCGGCATCACGCGTGTCGGCATCACGCCGGAACGCCTGGAGCCGCGCAAGCCTTCGCGGTTTCTGAAGCGCGATCACTTGCAGCACGATCATCGTCTGCACGATCGCGAGACCAAAGTGCAAAGACTGCTTCGTCAGGCGAATGAGTTGCTGGCCGAGCAAAAACGCCAACGGGAGGAAGAGCAAGCGCAAGCCGAAGCCGAGTTGGAAGCATACAGGACGAGTCTCGCGGCTGAGATAGAATCGCACCAGGCCGGTGGGCTCGTGGCCCAGACTGCGGCGCAGGCTGAAGCTGAACTAGCGGCAGCGAGTGCGCGGGCCGAGGAGGAAGTGGCTGCAGCCAAAGCCGCTACGGCAGAGCGGGAAGCGGCGGCGGCCGAAGCCTGGCAGAAAGTCCTCGCCGCCAGAAAAGAGGCAAGGGCGGCAGAGTATGCGGCAAAAGCCGCGGCCAGGGTTGCCGGGAAGGGAGCTGCACAGGCGGCTGAACAAGCCGTTGCAACTGAGGTCGAGCAGGTTGTTGCACCGGAGCCAGCGGTCGAAGTGGCGGCAGAGGAAGTGAACGTGCAGACCGCGGGCGACGATCGTGTCTGCGACGAATGCGACGACATCGCTGCGGCCGGACCCTACTCGCTCGACGAGGCGGAAGACCTGATTCCCGCGCATCCGAATTGCCGCTGTACGTTTGTACCCGCTGTCGATGACGCCGCCAATGCCGGTCAACTTTCACTCCTGGGAGCTGACGAGTGACGATCAGCATTCGTTTTGATGGGCCGCCGGCAGCAGCGCAGGTCGGTGCCAATCTTGCGAAGCACAAGCAGAAAATCCGGCGATCGGTCGATGCTGCGGCGAGGAAACTCGGCAATTCAATCGTAGAAAAAGGTCGCGCCGACATTGCATCGGCCGGCCAGTTCGGACAGCGCTGGACGCAAGGATTGACCTCTGAAGTCGTCAACGAAGGCGAAGCGCGTACCGTCATCACGATCCGGGAGGCGGTTCCCTATTGGCGGGTGTTTCAAGACGGCGCCATTATCCACGGTAAGCCGCTGCTCTGGATTCCGTTGAGCTTTGCGCCCGAGGCACAAGGTGTTTCGGCAAAGGACTATCCCGGTCGGTTGTTTCGCGTCGACCGCAAATCCGGCGATGCACCGCTATTGTTGTCGGCAGATGATGGCGAGCCCAAATATTTCGGGGCTGAGAGCGTCCGCATCCCGAAGAAGTTCCATTTGCTGGAAATCATCACCGCCGAGTCCAAGACATTCGGCGAGCTGTACCGGGTCGAGATGACCAAATAGCACGAAAGGAACAGGCCATGTCGTTAAGCGGCCTTGTGTTAGGCATCATCAACGTCGCGATCGTCGTCGCCATCCTGCTGCTTGTGGGCGCGGTCATCCTGTGGTTCTGCAGTTGGATCGGGTTTGCCGTCCCCGACATGGTGCGCAAGCTCTACATCGCGGTGGTCGCGCTGATCGGACTCTATATGCTGGTGGCATTGGCGTTCGGCATCCCGTCGATCCGCATCATATCGCATGCGGGCCTGGTGGCGCTGGCGCTGACCTAATGCCCAGCGGCCGGCACTTTTTCTTTTCCGTATTCGTACTGGTCGTGGCCGCGATGCTTGCGCTTGCGGCCTACGGCTATTTCAGCGGCGCGTGGGACCGCAATCCGATCGCGCCACCAGCCATAGTCGACTGAAAGGTCACGCCCATGATCATGCTCGACAGGATCGAGGTCGAGGAGCGCTGCGACCTCAACGACGCCGGCGCCAAAATGCGGATTACTGAAGACGGCTATCTGGTGGCGTCGCCGCGCATCGCCCGCACCGGCATCCAGCTTTACAGCGGCCACGAGGTGGGCCGCGACGACCTCGAGGTGGTGCGGGTCTATCGGCCAGCCGAGCAGGTATTCAACAAGGCGGCAATGGCATCGCTGGCCTGGCGGCCGGTCACGCTCGATCATCCTGACGACGCAGTTACCGCGAAAAACTGGAAGCAGCTTGCCGTCGGGTATGTCACCGGCAAGGTCGCCCGCGACGGTGACTATATCGAAGTGCCGCTGGCGCTCATGGATCACGCTGCGATCACCGCGGTGCAGAACGGCCATGCGCAGTTGAGCGTCGGATACGGCGCGAAGCTCGTGTGGGGCGACGGTGTCACGCCGGCCGGCGAACCGTATGACGCGATGCAGACCGACATCCGCGCCAACCATGTCGCCATCGTCAAGATGGCGCGCGGCGGCGACAAGCTCAAGATCGGTGACGACAAGACAACCGACCGCGAGTTCTCGACGGCTGAGCGCGAGAAGGCGGCCGAGAAAGGCCAGGCGATGCCCGGTGGCGGCTTCCCGATCAAATCGGAAAAGGATTTGCGCAACGCGATTCAGGCTGTCGGGCGCGCCAAGGACCCGGCAGCCGCTAAGGCGCATATCAAGAAACGGGCGAAGGCTTTGGGCCTGACATCGCTTATTCCCAAGCAATGGGGCGATGCCGCCCCCGGAAAGGAGAAGGTCATGACTACCAAGACAATCGATGGCGTGCAGATCGAGCTCGAGGACAAGGACGGTCAAATCCTCGACCGTTACCTCGGGACCTTGCAAAGCAAGCTCGCCGACAGCGAGAAGAAACTGGGCGAGTTGACGGCGCAAGTCGCCACGCTCGGCAAAAGCCTCGAGACCAAGGATGGCGAAGTCATTGGCCTGACCAAGAAGCTGGCCGATGCCGAATGGACGCCGCAGAAACGCGACCAGGCCATTCGCGACAGCATGGAAATCTTCGACCGCGCGCGCCGCGTGCTCGGGGACAAGCTGGTCACTGACGGAAAGAGCGACATCCAGATCAAGCGTGAAGTCGTCGCCGCCGAGATCGGGGACGAAGAAGCCAAGGCAATGTCGGACGAGGCCATCGCCGGCGTATTCAGCGCCGTCACGCGACAGGTCAAGAAGGACGGCTTCCAGCGCACAGTGAGTGCGTTGTCGCAGCCATTGTCGGCGGCGTCGAATTTGACGCCGTCCCAGGCCGCCTACGCAAAGTACGTCGACAGCCTAAACAACGCCTACAAGGCCAAGAGCGCGTAACCCCAAACCCGTAACAGCGAAAGCGCGTAACCCCAAACCCGTAACAGCGAAAGGAGGCAGCACATGCCTGCTGTTCAAACTACTTATTCCGCGACGCTTCAGCCTGGCCTGGAAGGCCAGATCGCCAGCATGCTCGACGACGATGATGTCGAAACGCGACTCTGCGAAACTGCCGCTGGCATCGCATTCGGGCGCGCGGTGTCGGAAGGCACCAACGCGCGCGGCGCGGTGCTCGGCGGGGCTACCAAGTTCATCGGCATCACGATCATCGATACTACCCTGATCATCAAATCCGGCCAGACCGTCGATCTTTATCAGCAGCGCGACAGCATGGCGGTGTTGAATGAGGGTGATGTCTGGGTGCGCCCGGTAGCGGCCGTCACGCACGGCTCGCCGGCGACCTACGACTCAACCACCGGTCAGCTCAATCCTGTTGCTGCCGGCGTGGCCATTCCGGCCTCGCGCTACATCACATCGGCCAGCGCCGGGCAGCTCGCAGTGCTGCGGCTGACCGCAACCGCTCCGGGTGCGTAACCGCTCCGGGTGCCTAACCCAGCATAAGGATGGAGACACCGAGATGAATTACCAATTCGGCGATGCTGCCCAACAGGCGCTCAGCTTTGTGGTGCAGCAGGCGCAATACATCGAACCTCAAGTTTATGAGGTGGCCTATCCGGAAATCCAATACCCGAACCTTGTGCCGATCGATTCGTCAGGAAACGAATGGATGAAATCGATCGCGTTCTTGTCGCTCGACAAGGTCGGCCAGGCAAACTGGTTCAATCATCTTGCGGCGGATGTCCCGTTCGCAGATGTCATGCTCAACAAATTCGAGCAGGGCATCGAAATGGCGGCTATCGGCTACTACTGGACTCTCGAGGAGACCGGCCAGGAAGCGATGATTTCCGGCCCCACCATCAACAGAGTCATGGAACGCGCCAATGCTGCGCGTCGAGCCTCCGAGGAAATGATCGATCGCATCGCATTCTTCGGCGATACGACCAAGGGCTGGACCGGCCTCACCAACGACCCGAACGTCACGATCACCGGCGCGCCGGCGGATGGCACCGGCTCTTCGGCGTTGTGGTCGACCAAGACCGCCAACCAGATGGCCCGCGACATCAATTTGATCTTGTCCGGGGTCTACACCGCATCGTTGACCACCGAGATTGCGGACACGCTGTTGCTGCCGCCGGATCGGTTCACCGCGCTGGCGCAATCGCTGGTCACCAATACGGCGGTGACCGGGCTCAATCTCGTGCAGCAGGGCAACGCCTACACCGCGTTGTCCGGCAATCCGCTGACGATCCGCACAGTGCGCGGACTGGAGACCGCGGGCGCCGGTGGCGTCGCGCGTGCGATCGCCTACCGCCGCGATCCGCAGATCCTCAAACTGCATCTGCCGATGCCGTTCAACTTTCGCTCGCCGATGCAGGTCACGGCGCTCCGGTTCGACGTTCCCGGCATCTTCCGAACCGGCGGCGTCGAGGTGCGGCGGCCAAAGTCGATGCAGTACTTGGACGGAATCTAAATACCACAAGGTGGCTGCCCGTAAGCAAGCAGAGCGCTGTTATTTCGTCTAACAAAGGAGCACAGCGATGGCTGAGCACAAGGAAGTCGCGAAGCAGACGATCAAAGTCAAGAACACCGGCAAGGCTCCGCATGTCCTGCATGCCGCCAGCGGTGAGGCAAAGGTAATCGGCCCTGGCCAGGAGGCCGAGGTCGAAGTTGCGGAGCCGCAAGCCAAGATACTGCAGGAGGGGTCAAAGCGTGGCAGCCATCTGCAGGTGTCGGGTCACGAGCCCGAGAAGGAAGAGCCATCCGAGGTCGAGGCTGCGACACCGGAAGAGCAGAAGTCACGCCATGCATTGGCCGAGAAAGAAACCGAGCTGATGCAGGCCGGCCAGGAAGCCGGCAAGGACGCGCGTGAGAAGATGGCCAAGAAGGATTGGCAGAAGCTCGCGGCCGAAACCGGCATCGGCATCATGGGCCGTGGCGGCGTGGATGCGCTCGAGACGGTCGCCGAGGCGCCGGACGCACCGGCCAAGAAGAAATAGCGCCTGCGTTTCGTTTGGGGTGCCTGCGCTCGCCCCGTCTTTCCTTATCCCCTCACATCGTCATAGGAGGCCAGCGTCATGGCTAACGCCGTGTACCCACTTTTCAAGCAGTCGCTTCTGACCGAAGCCGACGCCAACAAGTCGCTCAACCAGACCGGCAGCAATGCGCCCTACGCGGCATTGATCACCACCTCGTCCGGTTACACCTACTCGGCAGCGCATCAGTTCTATTCGTCGCTGTCGAACATTGTCGGCACGCCGCAGCCGATCACCACCCCGACGGTGGTCAACGGGACGTTCGACGGTGACGACGTCACCTTCACGGCCGTTTCCGGCACGGTGGTCGGGGCGATCGTGATCTATCGGCAAAACGCCGGTGCGAACACAACTTGGCGGTTGACGCTGTTCGAGGACACCTCGGTTACAGGCCTGCCAGTGACCCCTAACGGCGGCAACATCGTGATTACTTGGAACGCCTCAGGAATATTTACGCTGAGTGATGCCGCAGCGAAGGAAGACATCATTCGCATCGGCGAGCTGCCGGATGGCCTGCCGCTCTATCGGTACAACTATCGTCGGTCTCACGTGCCTTCAATCGGTGTGCTGGCGCATGAGGTCGAACAGCAGTACCCGGATTGTGTCGGACGGCTCGGCTCCTACCAGGCCGTCGACTATCCGAAGGTCATGGAGCACGCGCTGCATGGTTAGCGATCCCCTGCAACATCTGCCTGGTCAGGAGAAGGTTCTGTTCGAAAGGTTCACGACCTTTTCCAAAGGCATGCCGCTCGAATCGGTGATGGGCGCGGCCGTCAACGTCCTCATCAACGCCATCCGGCAGAACTATGCGCTGCGGGCTGCGGCCGAGCAAAAGATCGATGAGTTGTTCGGGCGTGCAAAGCAATTGCTTCTCGCCAATCATTACGACACGGTGACGGGGAGACGGCGCTCCGTGATCCCGCACGATCAAATCTTGCACATGCCCTACGTCATGGATCCTGACGTGACCCGGAAACAGAACGGTCGTTGAATGGATGTCGTCGATCTTCGAAAGACAAATCAGACCGTAGGGCCGCCGTCTCTTGTGACGGATGTCGAAAACTTCCACACACCGAATGGCATTAGTGTGGTCCTGGTCGATGCTATCTTCCATGATCTAGGGGATTTATTTCCAGCCCCTGTAGCCAATGCGAGCAATGTTCAACGACCGACACTGTTCAACGACGCGAGTATATTTTTGGTGCCGGCGCTGTTGGGCACTGCCTGGACCACACCGCAGGATTGGATCGACAATGACGGGGTGGGCAGCGCGGCTCTTATCAGCCTGACGACCTTGCAGCCGGAATCTTATGATGATTCTGTCGGTGGGTCGTATGACATCCAAACGACCTTTATTGTCTTTGCACCGATTGTGGGTCCTACCGATTCAATTTGCAAACCGTCAATGAGTGTCGGCGCCGTTCAGATGGCGCCGTCTCTGATTAGTGATATTGAAATCGTCATTGAGCCAGCTCTCCTCGGGTCATACGGGCTGACGGCGACGACCGTGCTTGATGACGATCAAATCATGTCATCGGCTGTCTTGCTGATGATCCAATATTTGACACCATCGACCCACGTCGATGTCGAGGACACGCTGGACCCCGACGGTGTGGCGGCATTCGGGCATTTGATGCCAGAGTTGGGCATCATGGACGCGGACGTAGTTCCCGCCGCGGGCATGGTGCCGGGGGACGTGGGGCTTTCACCAGATTGCATCGACGAGAGCGAAATCCAGCACCCACACGATCTGCAGGCGAGCTCTGCATTGACTGCTTCATTGGTGACCGACGATGACCAATCCCACGATGTCGTTGCTTTGCCGGGCGATGTTTTGTGGCAGGACCCCGACACGACACACGACGACGAGTTCAGCGGCTCGTCCATGCTCGCTGGTCCGGTCGGGGCGCAAGTCGACTGGTTCGGCGACACCGATTTGTTGTACGCGTCGATGTGTGTGCGCGGCGACGCAAATGTCGGGCCGTATCCATACGAGGAGATGGACGCGATTCCCGCCGCGATGTTCCAGCAAAACTCGACGTTTGCCATGCCACGGCTCATCGACTTCGACCGCTTTTTCTCCGCTCGTGTCAGTGGCGGGCATTATCACTCGACGCAAGGTTCGCGGCTTGCCGGCTCAATGTCGGGGCCAGCCTATATGGTCGGCGGGATGAAGCAGCATTCCCTCAAGGGTTCGATTGCCGCATGACCGAGCTTCGGCAAAACTTCAGCTTGATCGCCGGCGACGATACCGATGTCGACTACGGCATCGTGCCTGCGCCCGATCCGCCGTTTGACATGGCCCAGGCCAACATGACCTGGACCGCCTATCCGCAGGTGCGCGGGGTTGCCGACAAGACCGCGTCGGTTGTCATCAAGACTTCGGCCGATGGCAGCATCGTTGTCGAGGACGCGACGTCCTACGCATTCTCAGTGCTGCTTGCTTCCGCCGATACAATGGCCCTATCCGGCAACTACTACTATGAGATCGTCATCATCGATCCGTTGAACGACAACAGGCGCTCGACGCCGACCATCGGCACCATGACGGTGATCGATACCGCGAATCCGATCAATGTCGTCGCCTTCAAGTCAATGTTCCCCGAATTCATGGCGGTGGACGACAGTGTGGTGCAGACCGCCTTGGACGAGGCCGCCCTGTTCATCGGTGACGATTGGGATCCGGTGGATGCGCAGGCCGCGACCTTCTACCTGGCGGCCCATTTCATAGCACAAGGCCAGGCGGCCGCGGGTGGGGCAGGACGGTTGGTCACGTCCGAACGCATTGGACAGATTTCGGTCCAGTATGCGGCGGCGTCCAGCAGTTCCAGCGGGTCGGCCTATCCGTCATTGGCCAACTCGTCCTATGGGCTGATGTTCCTCGCGGTGATGCGGCGCAACAGCCCGGGGATCGCCATCGTATGATCGACTACGGCAGGGAGCGCGCCATCGCCGAAGGCATGATCCGCAAGTACGGGGCGCCGGCGATCCTGCGGCGTGACGATGGCGATCGACCATGCTTTGCCTTCATCTCGGACTACATGCCGCATGAGCGCGTTGGCAAGATCATCAATCAGACCGATCGCAAGGCGCTGTTGTCACCGGTGGATCTTACGGTCGACCCGGACTCGGAACAGGACCGGCTGGTGACACTTGATCCCGTGACCGGCACCGAGCTCGAGACGCTGCGCATCGTTTCGCCCGTCGGGAAATTGGTGCCGGGGAACATCGTCATATACTGGGAACTTCAGGTTCGCCGCTGATGCAGGACAAACGCGAAGCCATACTTCTGCGCATGTTGTCGCTGCTGGGGACGGTGAACGGCACGGCCGATCCCTTGAACGTGTTCCGCAATCGCGCCGAAATCCCCACTGAGAAGCTTCCGGCGCTCGTCTTGCTCGACGGCAGTGAGACCCTCAAAAACCCCCAGGCGGTGCACACCCGCGGGGGCGCACGCGTCCCCGGCATATTCGAGTTGACACCGCAGGTGTTCATCGTCCTGCGACCGCGCGACACCATAGACAATCCCGGCGTTGGCGAGGAATTGTCCGGGCTGCGGATGCAGGTGCTCAAAGCGTTCACCAAAGATGACGAGCTGTGGGCCTTACTCGGCTCGAACGGGGAGCTCATACACTCTGGCCACGTCACGGATTTGCAAACCGGGTCCACCGTGGTCGGTCAAATGCAACTGCACTTCCAATTGACCTATGTGCTCGACCCTAACGATCTTAACTGAAAGAGAAGGAGAACCAGGCGATGGCTTACGGTGTCAGTAGTCCGGATGTCAGTAATCTTGCTGTCGGCAAGGGCTTCATCTTGTTCAAGCCTACCGATCAAGTCAGCTTCTTTCATGTTGGCAACGTGCCGACATTTACCTTTACTCCCAAGGTGACGGTGCTCGATCATTACTCGTCGATGGGGGGCTCGCGGCTCAAGGATCTGAGCATCATCACCGAGAAGTCGGGTGAAGTGAAGATGGACCTAGAGGAGTTGACGGCGCAGAATTTGGCGATGTTGCTGATGGGTGATGTCGGCAATGACGGCGGTACTCCGCCAAATCCGCAGGTCCAGATTTTCTCGCGCAATTCCTTCATCGGGGAGTTGAAGTTTTTTGCCACCAACGAAGTCGGCCCGCGTTGGTATGTCGATTTGCTCAGCGTGAACCTGACCCCAAGCGGGGACTTCTCACCCATCATCGATAACGCCTTCATCAAGATGGTGGTCAGTGGTTCGGTGCAATCCATCGACGGCGTCTTCGGATCCATGACCCTGATGCCGCCGGTGAATTCGATAGCGCCGACAAATGTACTGCTGCCGGCAATCACGGGTGGCGCCTCCGTCTCCTCGCCTGGCGCGCCCAAGACGGGAGATGTTCTGACCGCGACCATCGGTGGTTGGACGGGAGCGCATACCTATACTTATGCGTGGCAGAGCGTCACGGGAACTACTGGCCCGTGGATCCCGATCTCTCCACCACAGACTGGCAAGACTTATACGGTGGTCTCAGGCGACATCGGTAAATCGTTCAAGGTAATAGTGACCGGCACCAATCCGATTGGCAGTACGCCGGCGACTAGCACGAATACACTTGTAGCGGCGGCAACTTAAACAAAGAAGTGAGGCCAAATGAACAGCCTACTCGATCTCGGTCCATTGGAGGAAGAAGTAGAGGTCCGCGGCATCAAACTCACGGTGCATGGGTTGACGGCCTCCGACTTGTTCAAAATATTCTCCCAGTTCCCCGACATGCGTCAAATGATCGAACAGTTGGGGACACCGGGCGCGGTCATGATGAACCTCGCGCCCGACGTGGTGGCGAAGGTGATCGCCATCGTCACCGGCTCACCTGGTGACAAGGACGTAGAGGCGAAAGCGAAGTTGCTGGGAGCGGCGGATCAGATGATGATCCTATCCGCCGTTCAGCGGTTGTCATTCCCGCAGGGCTTCGGCCCTTTCGTCAGCCAGGTCACCAAGTTGATGGGGACGGACGCGCTGACCCCATCGGTGACTGGGAGCGGGCAGGGGAACTCATCGCACGATGCCTCCAGCGCTGCATTGCAGACGGACTCTCCTGGTCTGACGCGTGGAGACTCACCCCGCGTCAATTAGCGGCCTGGATCAAGCTGTCCGAACGTAATCGTCAAATCAATCTCGCTCATGACTTTGCCAACCTTCACAACGCGCAGGGTGACGGTAAGCATGCGCAGCAGTACCTGCAAAAGCTGTTAGCGGGAACCGAGTGAGATGGTCAACATCAAGCTCACCGGCGGCATTTAATAGGTAGGCTCATGGCTGACGAAGGCGATATCGTACAAAAGCTGGTAATCGAGGGTACTGACGAGGCGATCAGCCAAATCGAGGAATTTGGCGGCACCGTCGGTCAGATCTTCTCGAAGATCGCGCAGGACATCGCTAGCGCAGGCGCGGCATTCGAGTCGTTCGGTGGTGCCGCCGGATTAGCGCTTGCGGCCGCCGCGGCTGCTGCTGCCGCTGCTGGAGGGGCACTGTATGAGTTGGCATCCCATGCTGCAGAGGCGGTCGAGTCCCTGATGAAGTTGGAGGCGGTGACGGGGGACTCGATCGAGAACCTGTCCTCCTTTAAGGGTGCGGTCGAGTCATCTGGCGTCGGTGTCGACGGGTTGGCGCAGGCAATGGTGCGTCTGTCCTCGCGCATGGCGACCGAGTCGGCAAAGGCCGCGCAGGACCTCGCGCAGCTCCCTGTAGCGTTTGAAAAAGCAGCTGTTGCCGCCGCGCAGCTTGCGTTGGAGCAGGAGAAACTGGGCAATAGCTCCAGTGACTACGCGTTGAAGATGGAGTCTGCGGACTTCAGTATTGCGCGGACCGAGCAGGCAATGAGCAACCTCGGCGTGGAGGCTGCGCGTCTATCCAATGAGATGGAAAAAAGTGCCACCGACTTTGCCTTCAGCCAGGCAAGTCTGTCGCTATCCATCGGCGACGCCGAAAGTGCGCTGAAGAAGTTGCTGGGAACCTACACTGCCGCCGATGCAGAAGCCGATAAGCGGAGAAAGATCGAGGAGGCCGAACTCAAGATCGAGCAATTGAAGGCGAAGCAGACGCAGGATGCGGCCGACCAGGAGATGAAGCAGCAAGAATTCGCGATGAAGCAGCAAGAATTAGCGATGAAGCGGCAGGAGCTCGAACTCAAGCTCAAGGAACAGCTAGCGGCGAAGGCGAAGGCTGCGCATGACGAGTACATGAAGCAGAAGGAGGACGAGGTAAAGGCGCAGGAGCTTGCACTCAAGGCGCAGGAACAGGCGGCGCAAGCGGCAAAGGATTATGCTGAGAACATTGTCGTTCTGACGAGTACTTTCGCTAAGGCGGCAGCTGGTCAACAGATCTTCATCGACAAATCCGTCTCGATACAAAAGCAACTGGAGGGCATGGTTGCGGCCGTCGATGCCATCGTCAAGCAGAAGATCGATTGGGGCCAGATCACACCGGATGAGAAGCGGCAGGAGCAATTGCTGCAGTTTGCGACGATCCTGCGCAACATTCCCGATGCAGAGCAACGCGTGGCCTTGGCGTCACAACTCGTGGGGCGTGGCTTTGCCGAGGCACTTTTGCGGATGGACCCGGAAAAGATCCGCGCCTTGCAGCAGAGCTTCAAGGATCTTGGGCTCACCATAACCAAGGTCGATGAGGAGAGTATCGAGAAGTACAAGCAGGCGACCGGGGAACTCGGTTACGTCATAGATACACTTAAGACCAAGCTGGGGGCGATGATCACCCCCGGCTTCGCCGCCTTCTGGGATGCGATGGCAAAGGCGATCGAGCAGTCAATTCCGTTCTGGACCGCTCTCGGTAACTCCATCCAACAGGTGTTCGCCATCGTTCAACCGTTATTCCCTGCCATTGCTCGGGGCCTCGTATTCATGGCGCAGCTCCTTGGCGTCGCGCTGTTGGCGGTAACGATGCTTGCTGCTGGTTTCGCAATTGCCTTCGGTGGAATAGTTGTTGTAATTGAACAAGCGTGGGACGCACTCAAATTTGGCGTACAACTGATTAACCTTGTCGCCAATTATCTGATGGACAGCTTCATCAACCCGGTGATCGATGCCTTCAATCGTTTCGTTAAGTTGGTCGAGGACAGCTTCAACGCGGTCGCCAAGTCGATCACGGATGCGTTCAATGCGATTCTTGCCCCGATCAAAACAGTGGTCGACAAGATTGCCGGTTGGATCCAGGGCCTCATTGACGGAATAAAGGCATTGTGGGCTGGGTTGACGGGTGCGGGGGCGTCGGTGTCCACCGGCGGCGGCGGTGGTGGGATGGCTGCGGGCGGGTTGTTCGTCGGCCGGCACGGCGGAGTCGATACCAACCTCGCCTATCTGACCTCCGGTGAATTTGTCATGAACACGGCGGCCGTGCAGAGATACGGCGTGTCCGCCATGCACGCCATCAATTCATTACAGGCCCCGCGCTTTGCGCTCGGCGGGTTGAACGTCGGTGGGTCCATGCCGCGCACGGCCGGGATAATCGCCGGCGCTGGCAGCGCTTCCCCGCGCGTGCTGAACCTGACAATCGAGGGGCGTTCATTCCAAGGGTTGACGGTTCCCGAGCACACTGCATCGGCATTGGAGCGTTTCGCGGTCCACAGCCAGATCGCCTCGGTCGGGCGCAAGCAGTCGTGGAGGCGATAGTTGTATATTGGCGCTCCACCCAACGACCAGACCTTTCTGCAAATCAGTGTCATGGGGGTGCCGCTGTATTCTGCCCGCAATCTGTCGCAAACGCTTGAGCCGATAGACGCGTCTAAGAACATACGGCGCTCGATCAATGGGCTATTGCTCGACGTCAACCATTCCCAGTTTCACAAGTATAAGTCGAAAATCACATGCACCGACGCCCGCACACCGGCCATTGACGGCATCTGGCCGGGACTGACGGTCACGGTCGATTGCGTGGCCTACCTATGTTACCCGAATGGGGGCACACCGCAACGATTGGTGATTTCAGGCAGTCAATTCACCGAGGGCAGTTTCGTATTCTACCGTCCGCGCCTGACTATGCTGGTGACATCTAGCACCATGCAGGTGGACGAGTGGGCCGGGACGGTGCCTTGGGAACTGGATCTGGAAGAAATCTGATGGTCTCTTTTTACTTCGCCTGGTGCGGTCCGGGAGAGCCGTTCAGCGCGGCCCACATGCGCGAGGACGAGATCGTCCTGTCATTTGATCTTGCTCATCTCGAAGGTCAAATCCCTACCTTGTCGGTTGAAATAAAAAACCCGCGGATCGGGTTGCTGGCACCGGGGCGATTGCAGTGGGTTTGGTTCTCGTGGCAGTCGCCGACCGGAGCCGTCACACCGTTGTTCTATGGTCGGTTGGTAGCGCTGCCCAGCAACTTGTTTAACGAGGTGGTGACGCTGACATTTTTGGCGCGGCCGACTAACTATCTGGCCCAGAAGCAGGCGGCGGCAGAAGCCCTCAAGGTGTCGCCCTATTATGATCCGATTTGGATTGCCCAGGACAAGTGGGACGACCCCGATACGATCCTCGAATCCTACACGACGGCGTGGCATGTGGATCGGACGTCACTCACGATCACCACCTCCGACATGATTTTCGGCGAGGACGGCACCGCGGAATTCCTGCCCGAGGATTCATTCTACGACAGCGTCTCGCTTTCCTTCGCGCAGTCACCGCAAAGTCAGGTCCAGTTCACTGGAACCGTGAATTGGACGCAGACGGGTGGTGGTATCGTCAAATTGCCTGATGTCAGTCCGCCGCTTTTCTACAATGGAGATCAATGGGTTTCAGATTGGCCGAAGCCAGGCGCCTCCCTGCAAGGCGGTTGGAGTGTGGCCGATTCCGCGCTCGTGGATCTGTGGGGGACAGGCAATGCCTACACTTACAACGTGACCGGGAGCTATCAAAATCACGAAAAGACGCATCGCAATGGGGACCAGATGTCGGTCAGCATCAGTCGGACCTATGCCATGCCAGGTAATCTTCTGGAGTCGAGCTATATCACGTCCGATACCGGCACTCGGGTCATTGGTGACCCGGATACCGGGACCGCGGCATCGGCGTCGGAGAGTGTAAGCTACATTCAACCGATGTTGTTCGCATTGAAGGGAAGTCTGACGCTCGCCTATGGCTTGAATGGTAAGCGTACCGAGACCGTCACATTCACGATGAACAGCGCGCTACAGTCGATAGTGACGACACCCGCGGACGAGGCAGCAAATCCAATAGCGCTCTCCATGCAAGGATCCGATGTCGGGGTGAGCTTGCAAGGTGTGGTGCCGATCGGCGATCCGGGTCGCAATGTCTTCTTTCCGACCGATCGTGGAATTCAGGCACTGCAGTATCCTTTGTTGGTGGCTCGAGCACACTTGTTGCAGTCAGCTCGCGCCGTGAAAATCGGGTTCGATTGTCAATTCGAGCGCGCCATAAGCCTGTCGTGCCGCAAGAATGCATTGCTGCACGACAGCAGACTCCCAGGTGGGCAGGCGCTCGGTAAGATCACCGAATACCATATCAAGGGAAGCGGCGATCAGGGTCAGCTGATCGGAACCGTACAGATCGAGAGCACCATCGGTGCTGGTGGTTCGGTCACGGTCGTGGAAGGCACTCCGGTTTATGCAGATGATGGTTATGTCGCGGTGGGTTATCAATTGTATGACGGCGGAACCCTGACCCTGCCAACCTATGATCTTGCATTCACGTTGCCGGGCGGGGCCGGTGTCGGGCCACCGATCGGCAATGATGCTGTCATCAGATATGAGATCATGCATGGCCTGACTCCGGAAGATGCCGCAAAAAACGTCGTGCCACCGCCGAGCATGTCGGACATTGCCGAGCTGGCCGCCGAGCAGCAAGTGCAATCGGCACAGGACAAACAGAAGATCATGGAAAATCAGATTCAGGATCAGGTTAAAAATAATCCGACGTGGCTGGATCTTGAATTGGCTCCGGTTGCTGGATTCGATTATGCGGCCGAGTATCCTATCCAGGTCGGAACGCTGATTATACCCAGAATGATCGATCTGGAAGCTCCAAGTGCCTAGCCTCGAGCAAATCGTCAGACCATTTGTCGTCGTCGATACGACACCTTCGGTCGCGGTGCCGGTTTCATCGTCGGGCACGCCCCCAGCCAATGTCGTCATGAAGATCGGTTATGGCGGGTCCGCCAAGTTGCTGACGACAAGTTGGTCGACATCGTTCAGCGACTACATGGATGGAAAGCAAAAGGAAACTAAGCCTTCCTCATCAGGTCAATAAAACGATTGAACCAGAATGGCCATTATTTATAGAAGCGCGGGACCATGGGGTGCGGGCAAGGGTGCGAACCTGGTTGCCGGCGAGGTCGATGGTAATTTTTACGACTTGGATAAACGGGTGACGGTGACCGAGGAGACGATACCCGAGTTGGTGTCGATCTCTTTTTTCGAGGTGAGTGGGTCATCGTTCTATATTCACATGACCGACGGCACCATTCAGGGGCCGTTCGCGTTGCCGATGACTCAGTGGTACTTTCGCGGCGAGTGGGTCCCGAACACCCATTACAGCGTCAATGATGTGATCACCACCAATGGCAACACCTACATGGTGTTGTTCAATCATCTCAGTGCCGCCACGTTTGACCCAGGTGCGAACGACGGATCGGGGCATCCCTATTACGGGCTATTGCTGTCAAATCCGGCCGGTGTCTTACCGGTAGGTGGGCTGCAGGGACAGTACCTGACCAAGACGTCCGATCTTGATTATGAGGCCGGGTGGCTAACACCGGTCGTGTTTCCGTCGCAGGCACTATTGGAAGCTCCGGACCCGATTTACACTCTAACGCTGGCGAATATCGCGAGCTATGTTCGGTGCGTCAACGCCTCCGGGTGCAATGTCACCATACCCGCTGACGCCAATCTAAATTTTCCGTTGTCGACCGAAATTTCCTTTCGGCAATGCACCGGGGTCGCCGTGACCGTGCAACCAGATATTGGTGTGTTTTTCAATACGATTGCCGGGTTTTTGCACACGGGAGGCTCGGTCATGACCGGGCGCAATGGTGCGGTGATCACCGCAAAAAAGGTTGCACCAAATAGCTGGGATATATTTGGTTTGTTGGGTTAAGCACATGGCTGACGATGACAAACGCAAAGCTCATGTCTTTCGAATTTACAAGGACGACGATCAGACATCCGATGTCTGGGTGGACATCGAGCGCATTGATGCTCTCATATTCGAGACGGGCTCTGGGAAGGATTATCGTAAGTGGTACTACGAGTATGATTGGGATAAATTCGATCCGAAGGATCCCGATATTGCCGAGTACAAATACATCACGAATCCGGATGACGGTCCGTCTGTTGAAGTCTCGACTGCGCCACCTGCTGGAGGCAAAGATTACATCAAGGTCCCAATTCGCAAGGCCCTCACGGTGGAAAGTGGTAGTGGCCCGCAATTTCAAAGAACCATACACACGCACGAAAACGGTTCGAGCGTTGACCAGGAGACCACTCGTAAAGTGCATGTACGAAAAGTCATTCATTATGACGTTCCGAAAGAACGCCAGGATGCAGATGGTCAACCTCCATCTGACCCAAAAGATTATTTTAACGCACTAGACGTCGAATCCAAGGACGAGTCGCAATATGTCGAGGTCGAGGTCATTGATGAGCTTATCACCACCACCGGCAGCGGCTACACTTGGCGAAAATGGTTTTGGTCACTCAGTTCCGACGGCGACGCCCTGTTGGCGGACCCTATCGGGAATCAGGGGGCATTTCCAATCGGGCCTCGGAAGTAGACGATGGCGGTGGACAAGGCCGACCCACCGTGGCGATTGGATCCGCTGCAGAACATCATCAACATCAGTTGGGGTGGCGGGACTGTGTTTGTTTATGGAACGCTGTTGGACAGTACAATATTCTATGTAAAGGTTAAAAACAGTAAAGATACGAGCCCGCAACTAAAAGCCGTTGCAATTCCCAATCCAGGGCAGTTTGGTCTTTCGACTTACGGCAGTTCTTATCATCTTGTCGTCAAGAACGAGGGCTTTCCTAACGAAGAGAAAAAACCTGTATTCTTATTGTGCAGCAATTCGGCTTCTTTAGTTGGTTCCGTCGATGGTGCAGGCAATCCGATACAACTGCTAGCTTACCACACTATGATCCATTATTCAAATGATGGCCTGACCTGGCAAATTGTACATCAACATGATGGCGCACCAACTCTAACAAATCCAGATTCCGCGAACCCAGTTGCATTGGTTTGGAATGAAGATAACAACTCGTTTTTCTATGATCAATGTTTGGCAACTGACATCGTTTCAGAGCAGATATTGTCATCATCTGATGGTCTTGGTTGGAGTGTGATTAGCAGCAATGAAACCGGCGCTAGTTCTGATTACATATCAGAGTTTCCGCCGAGCTATTGCAATCAGAATGATTGTCTTGATGCTTTAGGCCAACACGTGCCGGATGGTGTCATGGCCAATGATCCACCGCCACTGTCTATCAATGCTCCACCTCCGAAGTCGTCCAAGAAGCTCACGGCAAATCCCGTTCTACCACCGATCATCAATTATTGGAATGGGACCAGCAGCGTCGCTTTTTCTAGCGACGGTGAAACCTGGGGCGGGAGCGATGTTAGGATTGTTCAAATTGATGATAAAGGGTCCCAGCAAACTGCTATTGTCTCAATTCCAGGCTTGCAAAAGGTTTTTTGCGTAGCGGGAGCCGATGGCATCCTGATGGCAGGTGGGTCTCCAGATAAGGATGGTGGTTCAGGAGCTGTCGTATTGTCGCTGGATAAAGGACAGACTTGGACCACGCTGGCGCAACACGATAGCGCGGTCACGACCATGAGTGCGGCTCCTGCACTAGACATCAAATCATCGCAATCACAATGATCGTCGGGGTCATTGCAGAGGAGTTGTTGCTTGGGTTGGCCACGATACCCGGTATCGTCGTCGACAATGATATTGTTCCATCCCCGACGATCAAGGTTCCGGGGTTCCTGTTGTTTGAAAGCTCGTTCGATGAAGGTGACACGATCTATCAGGCCTATGTCGGGGACGTTGACAATAGTGTGTACCCACCACTCATCGTCGACCCGGATACCATTTTTACCTTCACGCGATCTGCGTCCCTTGCCATCGTCGCCCAGTCTTTCACCGATGTCGATACGATCTATCGGCCGATTGTTCTCAGCAAGGTCCTCGGTCCGCAGCTGTATATCGATCTCGACATCTTCGGCGGCGTCAAAAAGCTCACGCAGGGCAAGGCGACAATCAACCAGACCTTCCCGATCGATACTGTCATCGACATCGACATCATTTTCGCTCCGTTGGTCGAACGATCCGGTGTTATCGTCATCACCCAACAAGCCGCGTTGGCCACCGAGTTTGACACCGTCTATGTCAATGAAACCACGAGCAGCGTTACCGCGCTGCTCGGATCGTTCGTCGGAGAGACCGCAGGCTACACGCCGCCGCTCGGTTATCTGTCCCCGCAACCGGTTGGTGCCGACGACGCGATCCCCGTTGCGAACGTCTTGGGGCCGGTAGCGCCAGGCATCCTTGTCGATGTCGATGCCTTCTTCACCCCGACGAGGGTCAACTACGTAACATCCAATGCGGTCTTCGATAGCGATGTCTTCTTCGCGCCGTTCGCAGCAAGGCAGTTGCTGCCGGGCGTCGTTGTCGCTGCAGATGTAATCAATGGTCCGTTCTTCACTCAGCCCGGTTCGTTCGGTCTCGTCATCGATGCCGGCGAGTTTATTCCGGTACCAATTGTCACCCCGCAGCGCGCGACCGTTGGTCCACAACTGCTTAATGATAGTGCTATCGATGCCTTCTACGCGCCCATAGCCAGTCCGGCAATCATCGCGCCATCTGTCATGGACATCGATACCGTCCTTGCACCGACCGTGAGCTTCGGTGCACTCACACCGGTTGTTTCCGTCATTGACCCTGACGCCTTCTATTCACCGGTTGTTGGCAAGCCGCCGATCACACCTGCGCTGTTGGTTGAGACCGACATCTTCTACGCCCCGGCGATGGGTTACGATCAAACGTCGTCGGTGGGCATCGTCATTGACACCGACACATTCTATGCACCGTCAATTGCAGGCATAGCGAGCTTCGATGGCACCTTGGCACTCGACGGTCCGATTATGCCGTCAACTCCGCCAGTCACCGTGATCTATATCGAGGGTTAGACCGTCATGGCCTTCTACGATACCACCTGGTACGCAAACAGTGTCGGCTACGCTGCGATAACAGCCTGGGCGACGGGCGCCTCGATCGCGGCTGGCGCGCTGCGTCGGCAGCTCGCGGCTCCTGCCGTCAACAACGAGCGTGTGTTTGTTGCCATCGTCGGCGGCACGACGCACGCCACGACCGAACCGACCTGGACTCTCACGCGCGGGGCTAAGACCACCGACAACACGGTGACGTGGCAGGAATGCACTGGCTGTTCTGCCGTCAATGGTGATTTGACGAACACGCCGAGCTGGATCGGTGTCACCGGGGGTATTGCGACGGCGATCACGCTGGGCGCGATCATCAAGCGCAACAATGCTGCCAGTTACTGGATATGCAGCACGGCCGGGAACACTGGGACCACCGAACCGGCCTGGGCGAACAACACTGCGGGCACGACGCAAACCGACAGCACGGTGACGTGGACCTGCCTTGGTGTTGTCGGCAATTTCACCGGCGGGCAGGCGCCGCACGCCCGCATCCTCAACGCCACCACCACAAACTGGTTCTCGGCTGGCAACACGGTCTACATCGGCGACAATCATGCCGAGAGCCAGACGGCAGCTATTTCTTTTGGCCCCTCAAGCGCCAATCCGCTTGTCGGTCGGTTTATCTGCCATAATCATTCTGGAGCGTACCCACCGGCATCCGGTGACATCACTACCGGGGCGTCCATTTCGACAACAGCCAACAACAATATAACTTATACTGGCGGTTCGGCGTATTTTTACGGGATTACGTTCAAGGTGGCTGTCGGCGTCAGCACCAGCAGTGCGTTCATTTTACTTCAGGCTAATTCGGGTACGTATAATTGTTTTGATAATTGTTCATTTTGGTTGTCTGACACGCAGGCGGGTAATACTTCGTATATTGGAGTAGGAGCCAACGGTCTATCTGCTGTAACAATTTTCAACAACTGCACGGTTAAGTTTGCCGTTGCTACAAATTTCGTGGCACCAGTTTTTGGAACATTCATATGGCAGAACACTGGACCGGTACTTGCGTCGGGGTCGGTCGTTCCGACATCGTTGATTTATTTCGGGCAGGCTGTCGCTTCTCACACCAGCACTACTGTGCTTGAAGCTATCGATCTTTCGCAATTGACCGGCAACATCTACGTCACCCTCAACCAGCCAGTAGGTAGTTTACTGATCAAAGACTGTAAGCTGAACGCGGCGGCTGCATTTCCTCAACCAATTGTGCCAGGGTTAACAGTACAATTTGTCCGCTGCGACAGTGCTGCTACCGGCTACAAGTCCGCGCGCTATCAATACGAGGGCGTGGAAACGACCGATACGACGGTCACCCGTGTCGGCGGTGCTTCCGATCCGACCGGACAGGCGCAGTCGCGCAAGATCGTCACTACCGCCAACTCCCAATGGCTGCGGCCGTTCAAGGCGGAACCCTATGCGATCTGGAATCCGACGACTGCGGCCAACGTCACGGTGACGGTATACGGCACCATCAATGCCGGCGCATTGCCCAACAACGACGACATCTGGCTGGAGGTGGAATACCTCGGCTCGTCGGCAAGTCCGCTCGGCACCATCGTCACCACAACCAAGTCCAGCGTGCTGGCGGCCAATGCGGCGGTGGCGTCTGACTCGTCAACATGGAATTACACTGTCCCGAATACGACATTGAACCCTGCCGACAAGGAAGCTCACATCTCGCTGTCGGGCGGCAACCTGACAGCGACAGGGACGGCTGGATGGACCGGCAGCGTTCGTGCGGTCGATGGGCAATCGTCCGGTAAGTACTATTGGGAATGCACGTTCAATGCTTCCGCCGTTAATAGCGGCGTCGGGGTGAGCATTAGTACGCTTCCTATTGCAACAGTTTTCAGTGGCGCTGGTACTGGGCAGGCTGGGGTCACGCAGCAAGGCGGTGTTTATGTTGATGGAGGGCTTACCTTCACTGTAGGGGGAGTGGCGGGATCAAGTATCACGTTTGGAACCATTACCAGCGGCACCGTGATCTGTGTCGCAATAGACGTACCCAACAAGTTGTTGTGGTGGCGTCTAGGGGCGGCTGGCAATTGGAACAACAACGCAAGTCGTAATCCGGCGACGGGCGCTGGCGGGGTCAGCATTCCGAATATATCGACGGCGGCCTACCCATCCATCTCCTTCGGTGGCGCGGACACGATCATCGCCAATTTCGGCAGCTCTGCCTTCACGGGAGCGGTGCCGTCCGGGTTCACCTCCGGTTTCCCGGCGGCCTTCACGCTAACGCCATTCAAGCTGACCACCACGCTGTCCGCGCCACAGCCCGGCATGGCCGGTTATCTGCACGCGCGTGTTCGGGCTGCGAAGCCTTCCGCGACCTACTACATCGATCCAAAGGTCGTTTTGAGTTGATGACAGCCTTCTCGATCTATCTGGTGGTCGGTGCCTTGATCGGATTGATGGCCGTGTGTGCCAACACCAAGCCGCTGCCGGCGTTCGTTTATGCCATGACCTTGATGGCATTGATCGTGCTCTGGCCCGTGTGCCTTGTCGCTGGTTACTCGCAACGACGCGGACAACGACGCCGATGATCAACATCACCAGCGGTCGACAGTGCGGCACCTGCTCGCTTTGCTGCAAGCTCTTGCGCGTGCTCGAGCTCGACAAGCCGGCGAATGAATGGTGCGGGCATTGCAAGCCTGGCCACGGCGGGTGCGCCATTTACGACAGCCGCCCGCATATCTGCCGCGGCTACTATTGCGGCTGGATGTTGTCGGATCGGGTCGGCGACGAATGGTACCCGCTGACCTGCCACATGATCCTGTCCATCGGCCGGATCGACGGCTTGCAAATGGTGACGGTGACGGTCGACGGGCGCTACCCGCTCACATGGCGCGAGCCGAAATATCACCAGCAGTTGGTGCGCATGGCGCACGGCGGCCTCAAGGTCAACGATCCCGAGAAGGTCTACGTCGTGCAGGTCCGGGTCGACAATCGGGTGTGGCTGGTCCTGCCCGACCGCGACATCGAGATCACCAGGTGCTCGTACATCCTGAAGCTGGCGCGACCTGGCGAATGGGAGGTCGAGCAATTCCCCGACAGCGCCGCGGCAGCCGATCGGGTTAAGGTGCTGACCGGAGCTAGTGCCTGAGCGTTACATCAAAATGCAATTGTCGCCGTATGGTGCGCCACCCCATCGCTGCATTTTCTCACAGCGGATGATTACCGGTTGGCCCTTTTGCAGATTGCCCAACGTCGCTTCTTGTTTCTTGTCCATCTTCATGCTCGCAGATAGAAATTGATTTCGCGTCACCAAGCCGACGCGCAAATATCCAAATGCATCCTTGGTGATCGTATTCACGGTGCCGCTGACCTCGATAATGTTGCCCTTGAGTTTCAGGTCCGTCGCGATCTCGTTGCTGTCATATTCGTCGGCCAGGACTCCGACATCGATACGGAACACCGTTCTGACTTCCTTCGGTGGCATGCTTTGCGCCGGTGCTGGCCTGCTGGCTTGCGCGGCAACCGGCGTATTGCTCTGCGATCGCTGTGAGCCAAGAACGACGATGCCACCAACGACAAGGGCGACGCCCCAGGCGGTAACGATTTTAGAAAACGTTGACATGTTAGAGTGCTCCTTGTGTTTTACGGTATTAGAAGGGTTTCTTCGTGTTTGGCTTGTTCGCTGGAGCCAAAGATTTGCTTTTTGGCACCGGTCACTCGGGGCCGGCGAGCCGCTTCCGCGTCGCCGCGACGTTCGCCTCGATCCGGGCATGGATTTTCACCGCGTTGGTCTTGATGCCGGCCAGCGTGGCATCGTTGAGCTTTTGCCACTGGTCAATCTCGCCGGCCGTCCTGGCCGTGCCGATGGCTGCGATGTAGGTGCTGCCCCAGGCCACGTATCGCCGCCATTGGGTGTCGGCCTTCGGCAACGCGATGGTGTGGGGTGCCTCGATCTCGCCGGTCTCAAGATCGTGGGGCGGCACGCCGGAAGCGGGCACTGGCGCGGGCGGCTTACCCTCGGCTTCGACCGGGGGATTGACGGGCGGGAGCTGCTCGATCCGCGCGTTGCCCTTGCTGGTGGCCTCGTCGAACTCCTCGGGCGAGAACACGCCCAGCATCATTTCCGGCATGTGCCGACGTGCCCACACCCGGGTGCCATGGTACATGAGCTGCTGGTCCGGTTGCTTGCTCCATTGCGTGTTTGCGGTCCTGGCGTCCTTGAGCGTGACCGTCGCGGTGCGGGACGAGCCCTCGCCGCGCAAGCGGCCATGCACAGTAATGGTGCGCTCAGCGTCTTTGCCCGCATAAGCAAACGACAGCCGCTCTTCGAGATTGCCGCGCACGTTGATGACCGCGGCAACGAGCTTGCCCGAGTACATCAGCTTTCCCTGGATGACGCTGCACTCCTGCGCCACCGCGAACGGGTCCATCTGCCAGCGCACTGCCTGCTGGATCACCATCAGGCAATCGGGCGCCGATTTTTGCAGCGCGGCCGGAACCAGTTTGGCACCGGCCATGACGTCGGCAAGCTGCATGGCTTCTTTCAGCGTGGCCGGGATGAGGCCCTGCATCGGCCGCGAGACCGCCGCCGGATCGAATTGGATGACGTTCATATACGCGACTCCTTGAGTGACAGACGACCGGCGCGGTCGCGCCTGATTTCGATGCCGTGGCCGTGGCAGCGCACGGCGTCGAGCGGGACGAGGCCCTTAAGGTCTTTCTCGGCGGCCAGTGCCATGCGGGCTGCGATGCGGTTCTCGAGCCATACGACTGCCTCCGAGGCCCAGAGATTGTCGCCGGTCATGTCGTAGGTCTTCATGGGCTTGACCCGCGGCGGGAGCGGCGGAACCGGTACTCGCTCCACCGGTTCGGTCAGCGTCTCGACGCAATGCCAAAAGTTGTCGACCCGCTCCCACAGCGCGTGCTCGTAATCGGCATTCCACTCAACGGGACGCTCGACCGGCTCCTGCCCGCCGTGCACGATCAACAGCGCGGCCCGTTCCGCTCCCAGGCAGGCACGCTGGCCGATCAGTTGCGGGGTGTAATAGGACTCGACCTCGTCGAGCTTGCGCCACGGCCCCGGCGCCTTGCAATCGATCACGGTGGCGTCGTCGGCGCGGAACGCATCGAGCGTGCAGCAAAAGTACGGCCGCTCGGGATGGTGCACCACGTCGCCGCGGTGCGAGAGCGCGCGGCCGGTTTTGCGTTCGTGCCAATCGAGTGCGAACGGCTCGATCCAGGATCCGAATTGCACCGCCCATTTGTCGTCGAGGTCTTCCGGCTCCCAGGCCGGATCGCCGACGAGGCGCTGCCATTCGCGCAGGATTTCCGGCTCGTCCCAGGCCATGAGCTTGGGCAGGAACGAGGCGGTCAGGCAGCCCTCGCGGGCCGCGAGCTGGAGGGGACTCAGCATGTGCCATCCTCCTCGCGCGGGTAGTTTGCGAAGAGGTCGGCGATCGCCTCAGCTTCGGTGCGGCCGTGCCCGACCGCCATGTAGCCGGCATCGTTGGGCTCGTCGCCATCGTAGGAGGCCTCCCAGTCGAATTGACGGAGCGGGAACGGCTTGGCCCAGTAACGGGTGACGATCTTGCGTTGGTCTGCGTGGGCGTTGCCCAGCTCGGCATCGGCCGGATTGGTGGTCTTCCATCGATCATAGGTCATCGGGCAAACCTCCTCGGCGCGTAATGATCGCGGATATCCTCACGGAGCGCCGCGGCCGCGTTCTCGATCTCGAAAAATGCATCGCCTTCGATTTTCGCCAGCAGCGGGGCGGCGAACAGGCTCAGGTCGATCTTGACCGTGGCATTCTCGGCCACGTGGTCGCCGATCGCGGTCATGTAGTCGTCGACGACCTCGGCGACGTCCAGCATGTGCTGGCCCAGGGCGTCGAAATGCGCCGGCTCGTTGTCCGCGGGTATGACCGGGACGACGAGGCGGGCGAGCCCGGCGAGCATCGCGGCATGGGCGATCTCGATCCCTGCCTTCGCGGGAACCTGGGGACGGGCGGGTGTCCCGGCTGACCGGGCGAGCGGAATCGTAGTACGGCTAGGGGTAGCCTGGGGTGCCATGGGTAACCTCCATCGGCTCTCGGGTTAGGGCGGGGTGGGAGTTGCAACCTCTTGCCTCGCCTGCCCCTATATGATATCCGTTATCGGCAAATGTCAATAGCCGATATCAAAAAATCGCGCGGCCGGCCCCGTACCGGGATAGGTTCCCCCGTCGGCTTGCGGCTATATCCGGACCTGGAAGCCAAGCTCGACGCTTGGCGCGGCCAGCAGGGAGACAGCCCGTCCCGCCCCGAGGCGATCCGGCGACTGCTCGTGCAGGCGCTGTCCGGGCGGCGACGGCAACGGAAGGTTTAACGATGAGCACGACCGACTATGGGACAAATCCCGTTGATCTGCGCGAGAAGCTTGCGCATATCGATCTGATGTTGGCGCAGCATGACCGGGCTCGCCAGGAAATCCGCTATGCGCCATTCCTCGCCGTCATCAGCGGCATGACCGCGGGCGCGGCCCTGTTCGCTGCGGGTGCTGCTCTGATGAAAATATACGGAGGCTAACGCAGGCGTGGCGGTCAGCGCGCGTGAGGGTGGACACCTCCCCGGTGGCCAGGTGGCGATTCGTCCCCTCGACAAGGTCGGGTTCGGGTGGTCAGACCTGTTAAACTCGGCAAGATCGTCTTCTCAAGTTCGGCCGGGCAAAAATGATGACCTCCGTTAAATCGTGGTTCCACGAGAACCAAGCGCTGGTCTATTTCCTTGTAGCGCAGGGACTAGCCATCGGCGCGGCTGTGCTGAGCATGACCGCGTACATGGTTGAGCTTGAATCGCGGGTGACGACGTTGGAAGTCCGCGGGTCACCGCACCTCGCGGAGATCAACAACCGGCTCACCGTCACCGAGAAAGAAACCGAGGCCAACAAAGCCCGGATCGACAGGGTTGTCGAGATCATGACGCGCGAGCTCGGCAAGAAACCTTAAGGGAGGCCACGCATGGCTTATGGACGCATTGTCATCAGTAGCGGCCACGGCAAATACGTACGCGGCGCGAGCGGGCTGCTCGACGAGGTCGAGGAGGCCCGCAACGTGGTCGATCGACTCGCCGACCGGCTGCGCGACCGCGGCGTGAACGTGAAAATATTCCACGACGACACCTCCCGATCGCAGGATGAAAACCTCAAGACCATCGTCGAGGCGCACAATGCGCAGCAGCGCGACCTCGACGTGTCGGTGCATTTCAACGCCTATGTCGAGACGGCAAAGCCGATGGGAACCGAGGTGCTGTACATCACACAGAACGCGCTTGCCGGCCAGGTGGCGGCCGCGATTGCCTCGTGCGGATTCGTCAACCGCGGGCCGAAGAAGCGCACCGATCTCTATTTTCTCAACAACACCGCAATGCCGGCCATTCTGATCGAGACGTGCTTCGTCGACAGCGCGGCCGATGCGGCGATCTACAACGAGGAATTCGATGCGATCTGCCGCGCTATTGCCGGCGTCCTGGCCGGCGGCGAGGATGTGCAAGCGCCGGAAGCATCGTCGGTGTGCGGCAAGGTTTCATGGTTTGGCGGCCCGAATGACAAGGGAGTGGCATCAGATGAGGGATTGGCTTTTATTGATGAGGTCGAGGATGCACCGCATCTCTTTCTTCCTCGACAGCCTCCGCAAACTACGGGCCTCGCGCGTCGATTGGATCCCCACGCCCACTATATCGCTTGCCGATGGGACTACGACGTGACGCCGCGGGCTATGCTGCTCGAGCAGGTCGCGCTCGTGCGGGCGCTCCCCACCGGCCGCTCGCTCACCGCGTTTCCGGCGGATTGGGGACCGCATGAGGATACAGGTCGCGTCGCCGACATCTCGCCAGGACTCATGGAAGCCCTCGGCATTCAAACGGACGACGAGGTCGAAGTCATTTTCCCTTACGAGAAATTAGCGATAAGGTGAGGATTGTTACCCCCCATGACTTGGCCCCGCCTTGCGGGGCTTTTTTTATTTCTTCGGCTTGTTGTTCAGCAATCCATTCCGCAGGGCGATGACGGCGGCGTTGGTACGATTGGTGGCGCCGAGATTGGTTTTAATGCGCTCGATATAATCGAGGACGGTGGTCTCGGACTTGCCGATCTCGCGAGCGATGCTCTTGGCCGTTTTACCGTCCGCGATGAGGCACAGGACACGCCGTTGGCGTGCTGTCAGTTTCATCGAAGGAGGGCGCGCGCGCTTCGGTCTATGGGGCATTGCAACCCCATCGTAGTGTTGGATCATTCGGGTATACGCCCCTAAGAAATTAGGGGTCAAATTAACGTGAAATTCGCGAAAAGGAATCATAATTGACACAACCCATGGATGGGGGGGGGGCGGCCGGCCCCAAGCGGCGGCGGCTATAAGTGGAAATGGGAGTCATATAGCCACACGTTTTGGTGGCAATGCGTGTCATCCTGGCTTCATATTGGATCGGGGCGGTAACGACGGCTGGAGAAAAATACCGGGGATCAATCACACGCAACTTAACTCAAGAGGAGCGACGGTGATGGGCCAGGTAATCAGCGAGAGAGATGCGGTCATTGGCAAGCGGATCGCGCAGATCCGCGAGCACCGGTTGATGACGCAGGCCGCGCTCGGCCAGGCGATCGGGGTCTCGAAGCACGCCATTTATCATTTTGAGAACGGGCATCGGCGGATCACCGTCAAGGTGCTCGAGCACATGGCGCGCGCGCTGCGGTGCAAAATGAAGGACATGCGCATGGACCCGGCAGAGGCTGGCCCACCGCGCGTGCGGGCCGCGCCCATACCGCGCATCCGGCCGAAGTCGCGGGGGGAAACCACCAATGCAACAGCGCGACCACCCGACGACCAGGGCTGAGCCCGAGCCTTCAGGATGAACCGTGGTGCGCCCACGCCGGCCGGGCGGCATGGGTAGCGGCCGCGTCCGGGATGCGCATGGGCGGCCGCCGCTGGGCGCTGGGCGAGTCAAGTGTGGGAGAAGTGTGGGTAGTTGGTCTGGCGAGGACTTCAGCCGACCCTAACCCGGCGCCCCTATCGCGCCCATCTGCGCAAAAACCCTACCCAGGCCCTACCCAGCCGCCTTTCCTGGGTAGGGAGTCACAGGCTAAACCATTGATAGATTGAATGTATTAACAGCGCATCAGCCGCGACTCTGCACCTGTATTGTGTGATTTTTACGCTTGCAATGCATGGCGAGGTGGCGCTAAGGTTGGAAACCTGATGCAGAAAAGCGCGATGTATCAATGACTAACCGCACACTAGCGTGGAAACCAATGGAAATGGGTTGAAACCAATATCAGACCAAAACCCTACCCAGGCCCTACCCAGGCCCTACCCAGAAACGCACAAAGGCTCTTACGAATGAAGCTCTCCGACAAGACGATCCGCACCCTGGCCTGCCCGGCCGGCAAGATCGACACGACATTCTGGGATGAGGACATCCCCGGCTTCGGGCTCCGCGTCCGCGCCGGCGGCGCCCGGACCTGGACCGTCATGTACGAGGTCGACGGCCGGGCCCGGAAGATATCGTTCGGCTCGCCGGCGATCGTTCCCGCAGCCGCGGCGCGCGCCAAGGCCAAGGACTTGCTGGCGGTCCGCCAGCTTGGCGGCGACCCGGCGGCCGACCGATCTCGCGCTCGGGTCGAGGCGGCCACCACGATCGGCGCCCTGCTGCCGCGATACTTCGACTGGAAGCGCCCGCGGTTGAAGCCGGCGACACTGCGCGAGGTAATCCGGCACCTCAACAAGCATTTGCTCCCGCTGCACCGCGAGGCGATTACGGCCGTGACCCGCGCCATGATCGCCCGGCGCCTCACCGAGGTCAGCGCGTCCAGCGGCGCGGCGACGGCCACCAGGTCGCGCGCTTCCTGGTCCGCGTTCTTTATGTGGGCCTGCCGCGAAGGGCTGATCGAGAGCAACCCGGTCGCATTCACGAACCTGCCGTGCGAACCCTTCGTCCGCGACCACGTCGTCACTGATCCCGAGCTCGGCGCTATCTGGCGCGCGCTCGGCGATGCCGTGGACGACGACTATGCGGCCATCGTCCGGCTTCTCATCCTCACCGGTGCCCGGCGCGACGAGATCGCTAGCCTGCGGCGCGGCGAGGTCGATATTGGGGCGGCGCTGATCACCCTGCCGGGCGCCCGCGTCAAGAATAGGCGCGAGCATGTCATCCCGCTCTCGCCGCCCGCGCGTGCCATCCTCGCGGCCCGGCTGCAGCACCGGCCCGATCGAGATCTGGTTTTCGGCTACGGCGACGGCCCGTTCTCCCAATTCACTGCGCCCAAAAAACAGCTCGACGCCAAGCTCGGCGCCGCGGTGGCGCCCTGGCGCCTGCACGACTTCCGGCGCTCGATATCGACCGCCTTGCACGAGCGCTTCGACGTACCGCCCCATATCGTGGAGGCGATTCTCGGCCATGTCGGTGGCCACAAGAGCGGCGTGGGTGGCGTCTACAATAAGGCCCTCTACCTCGACCAGCGTCGCGCCGCGCTCGAGCGGTGGGCCGCGCATGTCATGCAGCTCGCCGGCAGCGCGGACGAGGCGTCCACCGATAATGTCGTTTCAATACGAAAGGGAAACTAAGTTTGCGCGCTCGCGCCCGTCATGGGCGGTCCTCTGGCGCCGGCTCGATGCCATCTGCAAGCGCCTTGGCGATGACGGTCTCTGCCGCGCGCATGTACTGATCCGAGGCAACGCAGTCGCCGTGGAGGTCGATCAGCACCCGCAACAACTCTTCCGTTATGGTGGTGCGGCTCACGGGGATAGCTTTCATTCCTGGTTTCCACTTTCCGTATCTGCAAACCGCGCGGCGGATGCCCGCACCAAGCGGTCAACAGCGGCCGGAACTTCCGGGCCGTTTGGAACAACCTCAATGGCGATATCTTGCTCCTCGCCATCGATCTCTTTGACCGCCGTCAGGCTCGCCTCCCCGGTAGTTAGGTGCTCGCATTCATAACGGCCGCCGCTTTCGATGAATCGACGCGCCAAGGCTTGGATGTCGGACGGGCGATCAATTTCCACATCCCGTCGCCGCCCATTGGGGCGTAGGTACTGCGTGAAAGGTATTGTCATCTCTTCATCTCTGGTGCGCAGAACTCTCGAGTGCGCCTCGGTTTACAGCGCCAACTCCACTTGCTTTGCCGAGACGGCCCAACTCGATCCGCACTGCACCATGTCCCATCTATCCGCCATCTTGCGTGCCGTGTTCTGATCTCGATTGTGGTTGCGGGCGATGTCCGTGCTATCGACAGAGGCAAACGGCCACCGCTCGCCCGAGCAGGCCATTCCGCGCAGCATGTGGACCCACGGCAAGCGATGGTGCTGCTTTGCCAGCCGATCCCACGCCTCATCCATCCGGCGCTTCCAGGAATCCGACATCACATCGGCATAGTTCGAGGTCGAGCCGATGCAGACTTTCGGCCAGCCGTCGCAGAGTTTAGCGAGGCGATCGAACGGTTCATCCATGTGCCAGACTGGGGCGCCGCGCTCCCCGAACGGCCACTGCAGGATCAGGCCGTCTTGAACATCGGCACCGCCGTCGATCTCATCCGGAATCACGGCCCAGGTCGTCGGGTAATTCAGCCATTCGTCGGACCATCCGTAATAGGACGGCCAATTCGTCGGGGTTCCCTTCTTCCATTTCGAGAAGGCCCCATTATCGAGCATCACCGATTGCCCAATCATGTGGCAGCGCGACACGTCAGCCGGATGCGCAAACGACACACAGAAGCACCGCCCCGCCAGTTCGTAGAGCGCGGTCATCGGCGTGATCGGCGTGCCGTGGTAATGCATGGTCATAGGGCTCCCTCTGACATTCGCCGCAACGACGCCGCGCGCCAGCCGACGAAGGCAATTGCGGCATGGACCTTGCCGATGACCTGTCCCGTTATGTGGTCAAACGAGCCGAACGCCAGCCAAAGGAAAAGCGCGCTATCCACGACCGCACCGGCAAGGCAGCTCAGCACGATGGCCAATGCGAACCGACTTTTTGCGAGCGGCGTATAAACCGCAAAATCCGCCAACTCGGACATGAGGAAGGCAGCACCAGAGGCCAGCGCGAGGGCTGGGACGGCGATCAGGAATGACAACGCCGTGCCTGCCCCAATGCAGACGAGCGACCAGCGCACGCCGTACTGGCGCTGAACGATGTCGCGCAAGACGAGCGCTGCCCCGATCATGAGCACGCCAGAGGGTGCCATGATGCCCGGCGCAACGGGGATCAGGCACGGGCCGTTCGGTATGCAAACGGTGCCGAAGTTGCCAATCAGCCAATTCGCGGCCGGGATTGTGAGAATATAGAGGCCAATAAGGATCATGGGATTAGCTTTCAAAATCTGGTTTCCATTATTCCCGAGTGCTCACCGCTTCGAACAAGCGGCAGACGATCTTGGTCATGTCAGCACTCCAAGCTCCTTGATGCCAACCAGCAGCGTCGGCGGCAGCGGATGCCCATCTTTGGCGTGGCGCCATAGGTGCAGGCAGTGCGGGTGATTGTTGACGTAGGCCAGTTTTTCCGGGTGGAATTGGATGACGGTTTCGGCGTCGTCCCAGAACAAATCCTTGACGAAACACATCTCCTGCCAATTTGGGTTTCGCCGCCGCAGCGAGACGCTGACGTGCTCCCAGCCGTGGGCGGCGATTAACTGGCCGTTGCTGGCAATGATCGTGAGTTCCTCGCCGCATGGTCCCTGGATGCGAAATGCGCCCTCCGGGCCGTAGGAGCTATCGCTGGCCAGTCGGCCAGCAGTGAACCGGCCGCGCTCGAGGCGCTCAGGCAGTACAGACCTCATGCGGTCAACCTCCACCTAAAATATTCCCAGGGCGAAATCTCATCGAGCCGCTCGCGGAATCTCCCAGTTAAAGGGCCTTTAAACCCGCTTTAAAGCGGTTCCCTCACCTGCTGTCTGCGCCATCGCTGCCGTTGCCCTTCTTCGGCTCGCCGGCGTCGAGTCGCTCCTGCAACGCGCGGATGGTCTCGATGGCCCCGGTCGCGCGGCCCACAAATTCGGCAACGCGCTCGCCGGCAATCTGTGAATGCTTGCGCATGGCTGTGGCGAGCTCGCGCATGTTCTCCGCAATCTCGAAGGCGCCGTCTTGAAGGGCTTGTGCGGCCCGCTCGATCTCGTGCGCGGCTGACTCGCCGATCTGATCGACGGCTTGCACGGTGACGCCGGCGAGCGCCAGCGGGTCACGGGCGCGAGGCGGCGCGTCGTTTTTCCCGTGCTCGCCGACTTCCTGGGCTTGGTCGCGGATTTGCAGCGGGCGGACGCGGTCGTGCTCTTGCTCGATGGTCATGCTTCCTCCTTGGTGGCTTCGTCGTATTCATCGAGAAATTTTTGTGACACGGCGACTACGCAGCCGCTCGATTTCGGCCTCGCGGTTGCCGATAAGCGCGTGCAACAGCGCGTTGGCCTTCATCAGGTCATCGCGTTCGGCCGCCAAGCAGATTGGGCACATTCCGTCTGCGACCGCTGCCTCAGATTCCCAGTGCGCGTGCCTGCATGTCATTTGGAATTCAACCCAAATGCACTCTGGCGCACGGCGCCCAGCACCGATCGACGATCTTTCCGGTCGGATCGAGCAACCTCACTTCTCCCTGTCGTAAGTCGCGCTTGATCTTATCGAAGACGGGCCGGACTGACGATTCGTCCGGTCCTACGGCGCGAACCTTGCGTGTATCAGAATAGCGCCCGCCGTGACGATCAACGATCCATGGATTTAGAAACGTCGTCGTCATTTCACCGCCTCGACCAGCTTGCGCCGGTTCTCGAGCGACAGTGCCAAATAGACTTCTAGAAACAGGTTGCCTTTGTCCTGACTGGTGGCGCGGAATATGACCCAGGGCACATCGTCTTTGTTGTAATTAATCGTGACGTTGCCGTGCTGGTCAACAGCGTAGACGTTCAGCCTATTCTTGCTCATCGCCGTCATCTTACGCATTTCCAATACCTCCATCCGTTGGCTTTCGTGTACCAAGTGCGTCCGCGCGGGCCGCAGACCGGATCCCCGCCTTCGCGGGGACTGGGCGGCTTCAGCGGCAGCGCGATTGACGGCTCGGCCGCGGGCGCAACGATCGCCACCGGCTTCGGCTGCGGCGGCTCGACTATTGGCTCGGCCGCGGGTAGTAGGAGCCGATCGGACTTGCCTTCCGCGACGATAGGCGCCTGGCGCTCGACGAGGACCGCCGATGGCGCGGGCCAGCCGATGTAGACGACGAGCAGCGACACGGTCGCCGCGATCCCGAACGTCGCCGCGCCGAGATGGGTCATGGCACCAGCAGCCTCGATCGTCGCTGCGTCAAGGCTGCGGCAATCTCGCCTTGCATCTGGCCGGCCCCGAATGCTTGAGCCAGCCGCGCGGCGAGGTCCATCACGTCCTGCTTGTCGCGCAGGCGCTCGATGCGGCTGTCGGACACCAAGTCGACGATCTCGTCGGGGAAGAGCTCGTGGGTCATGGCTCGTCACTCCGATCTTTGATCCGCAGGGCGTCGCGTAGCCGCATGCCGATCCGGCCAGGGCTGATCTGAATCACCTTGTCGGGGTGACTGTCCTTGAGCGTCCGCTCGCTGATGCCGGCCAATTGCGCGGCCTGCTTGATGCTGACGATCCGCATCATGTACACGGCGTCCGGCAGCTCGATATCCTCGACCCGTTTTCTGCTCACTTTGGCATTTCCTCTGTCATCGTCTCGGATTGCGGTGGCACAGTCGGCGTCGTCTCCGTCGAAGGCTGGTCGGGGGACGTCCCGGCGAAATGATCGAGCACGTTGCCGAATGCCGCGCCGCGCTGGTCGTCGATTGCCTGGACGGTTTCGACGCCGAGCGATTCCGCCTCGTCGCGCTGCAGGAATATGTCGATGTCGCTGGATTTCGGCAGCAGCTTCGAGAGCACGCGCAATGCCGTTTTCTTCATCATTTCGTCCGGCCATTGTTTCCAGGGCGCATCGTCGCGCGAGGCCCGGCTCATGGCGCGGCGCTTGTCGATTTCGGCCATGGAAAGATCGGCGATGAAGCTACCGCCCTCCTTGGTGGTCGCCAGCGCGTAGACCCGCCGGATTTTCTTGCCGGAATTATCGTCGGCGGGGACGTGCTTAAAATGCTCGCCCTCCTGGGTGATCCAATGCTCGTAAACGTCGCCCTCGAAGACGATGCCGGTGCCGACCCAACGGAACTGCCCGCTGTTGCGGAACTTCTTCAACAGCCCTTGGTACATCGGCAGATATTGCGCCTTGTCCTTGTAGGGCACGATCGCCGCTTCCTGGCCGTCCGGCAGCAAGCCGTCTTGCGCGCAGCGCATGCAGGAAAGCCAGAGCGAACGCCGCTCGCACGCCATCAAAGCAGGGTTGAGCTGCACCGCGGTCATCACCGACGAGATGAACCGTTCCGGCTTCATGTGCGGCGGCAGTGCCGTGCGCAAGGAATCGACGCGCTCCTGGAGATAAGAGTTGAGCACGACCAGCGGGTGGTTTTGTTTGGTTGCGGCTTCGGTCATCTCATTTCCTCGTTGGTTAAAGATGGTGCGCGCCCGGCAGCTTGAAGTTGGGCTTCACACGTGCCCCGGCCGGGCGCGCTTCGCGGTCGCACCTCGCGCTTGGGCTTCAGAGATTATGTGGCGACCGCAAACTTTCATTGCTTGTTCTCCGCGCGATGATGGATGCGCAGCGTGCGGATGTCCTTTGCTTTCATGACGTATTCTGCTCTGTGCGTCGTCTTCCAGGTGATGTTCCAATCCGGCAAGCCGACGACACTTTCGGCGTCGCGCATGCGAAATTTGATCGCGGTCTCGATCTCGTCCTTGCGGGCTTCGAAACCTTTCATTGCCGTCATGATCTCGGCGCGCTGATCGAGCAACGCAGGCAGTTCGTTGTCGCCGCTCAGGTCGACCGTCGTGCCGACAACCTCGTGCGGCGCGATCACCTTGAGCAGCTCGGCGTCCTTGCCGTAATCTGGATCTGGCTCACGTCCAGCGGCGACGTCAGCCCAGAATTGGGCGACCGCCGCTTTGATGCGCTGCTCGGCGGCAGGGTGCCGCGGCACCTCGATGAGGGCCAATGCGAGATCGAAGGCATCGACCCGCAGGACGGCGACGGCTCCGAAGGCGGCCTCGGTCAGCATCGCTTCGGTGAGCACTTGCAGTTGAATCCAAAACGGCACCGTGGCGCCGCCTTCCCAGTCGCGCTCAAAGATGTGCGGGGCGGCGGTCTTCGTCTGCAACACGCCGAGGCCGCGCGGATCGCCGTGAATGAAGAAATCGGGAGTGGCACCGAGATGGAGTTCGGGATCACGATAATAAGAATCGCATTTCTCGATCTTCCAGTCCGCCCGCTCCTCGCTGACTGCGAGCGCGACCGCCGGCTCCATCAACCGACCACGCCGCAACACGCGATCGTCGGCTTGGTCAAATTCGATTCCGGAATAGGTGAGGTAAAGTTTGAGCGCCGACGTGTACGGATGGGCGCCGAAGAGCGCGGCAACGACGCTGGCGGTTACGTCCGGCTTGCGCAGATTCAGCCATTGATCGCGGCTGGTGATCTCGATGCGCTCGATCATCGGATCACCGGCAATGGAAGTGCGCGCCCGGCAAGGCGACGGTGGGTATCACCAGCCTTGGGGCCGGGCGCGCTTCGCGGTCGCATGGGCGGAATGGGCTTCAGCCATGAAATGGCGGCCGCAAACGGAATAAGTGCGCGCCCGGCATTGAGCTGTTGGGCATCAATGACTATCTGGCCGGGCGCGCTTCGCGGTCGCATGAGCAACCTGGGCTTCAGCCGGTTTTTGGCGACCGCAAACATCATCATCACTCCGCGGCCTGGCGCGGGCGTTCGATCGCATGGCCGGCGCGGGCGTGCCACTCGATATGCAAGTCTTTCAGAAAGGCTTTCATCGCGACTCGCAGGCCGTCCATCCGTGAATGACCCTTCGTCCAATCCGGGTGAGTGATCGCCGTGTGTGCGCGCCGGGCCGCATAAATCTCGCCATACGGGCCCTTAGGCTTCCCTTCGTCGGCGCCGGCCTTCTTGGCGCTGATCCATTGTGCGTTCACCAGCCAGATGGCGATCTGGTGCATGAGCGCGTATCGTTGCCCGGAGAAAGGATGCTCGACCCACTCCTCGGAAGTCAGCGCGCGCGGGCGCCAGGACGTGCGCTTCCATGTCGATCCGGCGAGGCCGTCGTAGGGCGCGAAGCCGAGCCGCTTCCATACTTTCGCGGGGTTCGAATAGTTCAACAGATCGCCTGTCTCGGCGATGATGGTCGCGAGGCCGAGCGGGCCGGCGCCGCGGATGCCGTCGATCCAATCCGCGACCGGCAGCGATGCTGCAAGTTCCTCCATCCGCTTTTCGCAACCGGCGCGCAGCTCGTCGAATGGCTGGCGGCCCTTGTCGACCGTCAGCACCAGCTCGAAAATGCGCTGATCGCCAGTCCCCTCGCGCGCCGCGGTGATGATCGCTTTCACCTCGCGATTGTATTTCTCGCGTTCCTTTTCGTCGGCATCCCACGTCCAGCCGGTCGCGTTGATGCGAATAAAGGATTCAAGCGAACGGTCCATTTTTTGTTGTTGTTTCATCGCTTGCCGGCGGAAGCGGTGTTCGGTCTTAATGTCGTCAATGGCGGTCATGCGTGTTCGCTCCTGTGAGAAAGTGCGCGCCCGGCAAGGCGACGGTGGGTATCACCAGCCTTGGGGCCGGGCGCGCGCGGTCGCATGGCAAAGTTGGACTTCAACCAGCAAATGGCGACCGCATGGGTGATTGGTACGCGCCCGGCATTCTTCGAATGGGCATCAAGCCTACCTTGGCCGGGCGCGCGCGGTCGCAACGCTTCTGTGGGTTTCAGTGGCTGCCTGGCGACCGATTGGTTGATAGGGACGCGCCCGGCAACCCTCGAATGGGCATCACCATGGGCTTGGCCGGGCGCGAGCGGTCGCAAAGGCTCATTGGGCTTCATCTGCCCGATGGCGACCGCATTCGGAATATTGTTCATGGCGCGATGGCTCGGCGGGTGTCGCGTTGCGTCTCGAGCCATGTGACCCACGCCTGCATACCTTCCCCAATCAGGCGCGGCGCCTCGACATCGGCCTCGTCGCTCAAAAGTTGGAGCTGGGCCTCGCCGATGACATCCTTGACTTTGGACGAATGGTCGGTGACGCGGACGTGCGCCTCTATCTTGTCGAGCAGAATGAAATTGGCCGTGGCTTCGTTGCCGTACCGGAGGTAGCTGGCCGCGTTGAAAGCGTTATTGTGCCGCAACGCTTGCAGCTCGCCCCACCGCAGTTCGCCGATCGGCCGCCCACCGATTTGGCGGTCATAGGCGCTTGCCATCGATGCTGCGGCATGACCGGCGGATCGCAAAGCGGCCTCGCGCTCCTCGTGGGTGCGGCGGCGATGCTGGCGAACCTTGTGCTCCTTGACCTTGATCGATCCAGCGGCCGGCGTGGCTGATGGCTGTGCCTGCGGCTGTTCTGCGGCGGCCGGTTGTGGCGGCTCGGCGGCGATGCGTTGCAGATAATCGAGCGCGATAGCCTCGCGGAGATCGCCTTTGCTCTTGAGAACCGCAGAAAACCGAGTCGCAGCGCGGCCAATGTTGCCCTTTGCGGCGTCGATAGCCTCCTTAGCGGCCGCGCGGAGATCGAGCGCCCGTGTGTTTATTCCGGCTTTGGCGAACGCATCTTTGATGGCAGTCACACTCTACCTCCTTTGAGAAAGTGCGCGCCCGGCATGCACCACATGGGCATCAATGCTCAACTGGCCGAGCGCGCGCGGTCGCACTATGCCTGTGGGTTTCAAGGCATGCCTGGCGACCGTTTTCGGGGAAAGGTGCGCGCCCGGCAGTCCTTTCCTGGACATCGCTTGACCCCTGGCCGGGCGCGCGCGGTCGCAATGGATCACTGGGCTTCAACAACATCATGGCGACCGTATTCGTTGATAGGTGCGCGCCCGGCATACCTGTCCTAGGCATCACGTTTGTCATGGCCGGGCGCGCGGCGATCGCGGCGGACAGGTCACTCGTCAGGTTCATCCGCGGCGAGCGCATCAGGTTTCCACTCATTGTTATTGGTTGCTTCTTATTTCCACTCATTGCCACTATTCGCAGCCTATTTGGCGCTGCATTTCCACCAATCAACTTTCGCTCAGGAAAATAAATAGTCAAGGCGGGCGCGGCGCAGGCGCAGCGGATAGCGCGACTCCGGCGTACTTCGCAGACGCGGCACAGAGGCACTATTCCGCGACAATCATTGGGAAATCCGCAACGCGGCAGTAGCCAAAACGGTCACCAATAATTTTTCTCCGGCGCGAAATGTGCCAGCAGGACTACGTATTGACGCCCGCGCAAGATCGGTCGCAGTGTGTGTGCTCGCGAACATTCCCGTCACGACCAAATCAATCTGGTTCACTTAACGAGAAGCCGCCGCCGCTATCAGACGCGCGGCCGAGGTGCGATGCATGAGCAGCAAGCAAATGAAGTTGATCGATGGTGACCGGCGTGCGCCTGCGCCAATGTTGCCATCCTATGATGATGCTTGCCGAACGCTCGCGCTTCTCACCGATGTTTTCGCTCTCAAGAATATCCACAACCAAGCACTTGGTATTGAGCAATATGCCGTTGCGGCAAAAGACCCGACGCTGCTCGCCGATGCGGTGCGCATCCGCTTCGAGGCCTGGCGCAACATCGGCCGCGTCATCCGCGAAATGCAGGAACGCGGCGAGCTGATCGCATCAAAAGGCGGTCGGCCTAAAAACCCTTCCGGCGGGGAAAGGGTTAAAACCATTTCCGATCTGGGACTTACTTGGAGGCAGTCATCGAACGCGCAATGGTGGCTCGACTGCTCGGAAGCCGAACGCGCTCGGCGCACGCAGAGCATCGTCGATAAAATGGTGCGTTCGCTCATGACCGACATCCTCGCGCTCGCCCAATTCACCGCCGAGGAGAAGCACCGCGAGGCGCTGCGCGAGTTGGCGATGCGCAAGCGGGTGTACCCGCAACTGATCGCTGGTGGTGGGCTGACCGCGAAGGAAGCCGCGCGCAGGATGGCGCTCATGGAGGCGATCGCCGCTGACTACGGCAAGTTTGCCGAGCAGGAGCGCCTCATATGACCGACATTCTCGCCCTCGATCTTGCGACTATCACCGGATGGGCGCGCGGGCGCGTCGGCGAGACGCCTACGTCGGGCTCGATCCGCTTCGGCACGCGCGAGGAAAGCGACGGCTGCGCCTTCGGCCACGCCATCGGGTGGTTTAGCAAGCTGCTCGAGGCCGAGCCGCGGCCGGACATCATCGCCCTCGAGGCCATGCTGCCGCCCGGCGCCAAGGTCGGGCAGACTAACTCGAGCACACGCGATCGGCTCGCCGGTTTGCACGCCATCGTCCGCGGCGTGGCACACATCCGCGGCGCCGGCGAGATCGAGATCGCCTGCTATTCGGTCGGCGACATCCGGCACCATTTCATCGGCGAGCGCAGCCTCAAGCGGGCGCAAGCCAAGCAGACGATCCTAGCGCGCTGCCAGATGCTCGGCTGGCCCGCCGTGGACAACAACGCCGGCGACGCGCTCGCGGCCTGGTCGTTCGCCTGCTCGATCATCGATCCGGCGCAGGCGCTCAAGGTGTCGCCGCTGTTTAACCAGCGATTGCGAGTGCATGTGCAATGAGGCTGCCCGACGACGCAACCGCATACGCTAGGCGCGTACAGGAGCGCATCGGATGGATACTCGACGGCAATTATGCCGAGCCCGATGATGTGTTCAAGCCGTTCGTGATCGCGCTATTGCGCCGCGCGGTCGATGGCGACGACGAGGACGTTGACCGCGCGCTCGCGGCGCTGCGCAAGCTGTTTCCGCCGAGGGCGCAATGACCAGCGAGCGATACGAATGGACCTATGCCTACGCTCAGCGCAACGAAGGGACTGGGACGAGCCGGCTCGACGACTTCCTAGCACTCGGCTGGTTGCCTCACGACAGCCTGGCGAACACCGCACACGAGCAATATGCCGTTCTCGTCGAATGGCTATGCGATTGCCATTGCCCATTTCCGCCCAAAGTAGAACGGAACACTCGATGACCACATCAGCCGCAACAACGGGACGCCTGCGACCGACCTATCACCGCTGGCGCAAATGTCCCATTCGCCTCGAGGCCGACGACTTCGCGCGGCTCTGCCATACCGCCGGCATGCGCAACACGCTGCCGATCGTGCTGCTCGAGCGCATCGTCCAAGTCACGCTGCGGGCCAATCTCATCGACGCCGTGCTGGACGACAAGCAATGACCGGCGGTCGCGTTGCGCCAATTCTGGTCTTGCGCGCGCGAGCCGAGGCGCGGTCGCTGCTCTTTAGCGCCGGCGAATTCACGCTCGGCGAGGCGCTCGACCCGCTGTTCGCCTATGCCCACAAGGCCGGCCTAGTCAAAATGCTGGGCTCGGAGGCGGTCGAGGACATCGTCTATGACGCATTTGGGATCGAGGCCGCCGCATGACAGAGCTCGGCCAATTCGAGAAAGGGTTCGCAGTCTGGAAAAGCATTCTGGCGCCGATCAAGGACATCGAGCGGCGCATGGTCATCTTTGTCAACATGGCGCAGGAAGTCGCCAGCTACGTGCAGAAGGGCCTCGAGAAAGGCACGGCGGTCGATGAGCTCTACTCAACCGCGCAAGCGTATGGCCTTATCGGGCACTTCGGCGAGGACGAAGTGCAACAACGCATCGTCGAGGCATTCGAGCACGTCGAGGCGCATCGGCCAAATGGCGCCAACGGCTCGGCCAGGCCAGGCGCGATCCGCATTCTCAGCAAAGCGGAATTCATCATGGGTTTCGTCCCGCCCGACTATCTGGTCGATGGCATCTTTCAACGCCGCTTCATTTATGCGCTGACCGGCCAGACCGGCCACGCCAAGACCGCGGTCGCGCTCCACCTAGCCCAACTCGTCAGCTCAACCGATTACAACGCCATGTTTGGATTGCACCGCGTCGAAAAGGGGCGCGTGATCTATCTCGTCGGCGAAAATCCCGACGATGTCCGCATGCGCGTCATCGGCGGCGACGCCTTCCGCTCTGACGACCCAACGCAGGACAACATCACTTTCATCCCCGGCGTCTTCGACATCGCGCAGATGTGGAGCACGATCGAGGCCGACGCTAAAGCAAACGGCGAGGCCAGCCTCGTCATCATCGATACCAGCGCAGCCTACTTTCTCGGGAACGAGGAATTAAGCAACACGCAGATGGGCGCCTATGCCCGCACGCTGCGACGACTCTCCACCTTGCCCGGCAAGCCGTGCGTCCTTGTGCTCTGCCATCCGATCAAATACGTCGCCGATCCTTCCCAATTGCTGCCGCGCGGCGGCGGCGCCTATCTCGCCGAGATGGACGGCAACCTCACGCTCTGGCGCACGAGCGACGACGTGGTGGAGCTCCACTATAACAAAATCCGCGGGCCAGGCTTCCAACCGATGTCGTTCAAGCTCGAGTCCATCAAGTCGAGCAAGCTGCTCGATCAAAAAGGTAGGCAGATCAGTACCGTCCGCGCCGTCCCCATTAGTCAGCGCGAGGAGGAACAGCACGATA